GATGATGACGGCGATCTAGAACCTGACTACGACTTTGATGAACGTTGTCGCAGCATTCAGGATGCCCGTGATTTTTTCTATGACGGTGACTACAACGGTCGTCGAGATATTCAACGCATGAGTGATCGCATGCAGAATGACTACGCAGAATGGTTGTATGAAAGACTTGACACCGACTTTACCAACAACAGTGAAAATCTCATTAGTGAGTGGATCTCAAACAATGTGGACGAATCAAAGTGGAATCCTGACGATCTTGAAGGCGAGGCTCGTCAGGAAGCCCTGGCGGAATTTGTCGCCAATGTTGATGCTCGTCCCAGCAGTGATTATTATCAACAGGCCCTGGACGAGTATCGTGAAGAAAATCAGGGCAGTTATGACGAAAGCGACTGGTTGGATGCCGAAGATCTAGACCTCATGAGTGGCGTTGAAAACGCCTACAATATAACCTGGCCACATTGGCGCAGCACAGGTGGCGGTGAAGTCAGCACTGAGGAAGTGGCCGACAGTTTCAGCAACGCAGTGGGCCGTCCTTGCCGAGCCAGCAGCAGTTATCACTCAAGCCGAGTACCACGACCCAGCAAAACCAATGTGAGTTATATTGTGGAACCTGACAGCAGCCTGGAACCAGATGATGCCAATGACTCTGGCCTGGAGTTTGTGAGCCCACCCCTGCCCATTGAAGAACTGCTCAGTGATTTGAACAAAGTTAAAAAGTGGGCTGACAAGACAGGTTGCTACACCAATGATTCAACTGGCCTGCACATCAATGTGTCAGTACCTGGTTGGTCTGGCGGCTCAGAAGGCCTGGACTATGTGAAACTGGCAGTGTTGTTAGGTGACGAATATGTGCTGGATGCATTTGGTCGCGCAGGCAACACCTATGCCAAGTCGGCCATGGGCAAGATTCGTTCAATAATCAAACAAAATCCTGCCAAGGCAGAAGAAATGCTGGAACGCATGAAGTCTGGCATGGATCAACTGGCCAGCCGGGCCATACACTCAGGTGCCACAGAAAAATACACGTCAATCAACAACAAAAATGGCTACATTGAATTCCGCAGCCCAGGTGGCGACTGGTTGGATGCCAACTTTGATCAAATTGAAAACACCTTGCGACGTTTCACAGTGGCTCTAAGTGCTGCTGTTGATCCCCAGGCCTACAGACAAGAGTACCTAAAGAAACTGTATAAACTTCTGGATGTCAAGAGTGAAAAAGATTCCTTGAGTTATTTTGCACGATATGCCGCAGGCGAATTGCCCCGAGCCGCGCTGAAGAGTTTTGTGCGTCAGGCCCGACTGGAACGTGATATACAACGTGGCAAAACAGGCGAGGAAGAATTCAAATGGGAAGTTGGCAGACCAGGTTATGGTGCTAGTATCATTGTCCGAGCCAAAACCAAAGAACAAGCCATTGACCGAGCCGTGCAACCAGATGGATACCCCGACTGGGCCAGTGCCAGAAGTCAACTCACAGCCCGGCCCATAGGACCAGTCGACACCGCCCCAGTCAGAGCCACTGCAGGTGAACCCCAGGCCGTTGGACAACAAGGCAACTGGGGCATTTGGATGACTGGTGAGAATCGTTTCAGCCGAGCACCAGGCCAACCGGACCCTTCTGTATATCGTAGATTTGCCAGTCGTGAGGCGGCTGAACAATACATTGAACAACAACGTCAAACGTACCCCGGTATGCGTACCGACATTGAAGTGCGTGAGATTGAACCCAGTGCCGCAGCACAGGCCATGGGACAACAAGGTGCAGCCATGCTGGGCGATCGACCCAGCAACCCCGATGGCAACTATGTGATCACGCCCGAAGGAGATCGCACCAGCGTTTACTATCGATTCCAAGCAGTGGACATTGATGATGCCAACACAGTGTTGCGAGCCTGGCGACAGCAGTATCCCAATCAAGTGTGGTTGGCTCAACGCGACGACAGCAGAACGTTGGGACAACCGCCTGTGCCAGGATCTACCCTGGACCTACAACGTCAACGACTTGCGGCCACACCTGCATATGGTTTTAGAGATTTATTTTCAACCACCCCAGATCAACAGCAAGGCGGCAGACCTCATGATCCCACAGGACGCTATGCCATTGTGGCACGCAGCGACACAGCAGTGCATGGACGCACAGGCGGTCCAGCCCCCTACTACTATTTCAGATTCAACATGCAGAATCTTGAAGACCAAGGCCACGGACGATATGTTCTACAGGCCTGGGCTGCCAGAAATTCAGTGAACACTGATGATTACATGGTGGTTGATACCACTCAATATGCAGATGATGCTGCTCAAGGTGGCACAGTGGATGTGGCCACAGACCGACCAGCACAGCGTACAGGCGGTGAGTTTACTGGTGAGTGGCGGGTCCTAGTCAACGGCCAAGAAGTGTATAGATTCAGTGGTGCAGGCAACAGTCAAGCCGATGCTAACAGAGTTGCCGCTGATTGGTTGCGTCGCAATGGAATGGGGGTGAGTGGCGAAGGCTTTGAAGTGTATCCGGTGATGGCAGAAAGTCTGCAAGAGGCCAAAGGCAACCGTAGAAAGTTTGCTGATGGCTATTTGGTGTTTAGTGATCATTTGTATGACAGACTACGCGATCACAGCATCAGTCAAGACGCCGTTGAGCAATTGTTAAGAAAACTGGAAGTGCGCAGATCTATTGATTTAATTCGAATGCCATACATTGACTTTGTAGTCAAAACTCCAGATTTAGCATTGGCCATTGCTAAAACACGTGACCAAAATGACAACACAGCGTTTGTTGTCAGCACAGTGCGTCAAAATTTGCGCTCAGGACCTGACCAAGATGTAGTTTATTTAGAAGATATGCCACAGCCCAGTCACGGTCCAGGACAGATCAAAGATCTAAATGAACCCTTGGGGCCAGAGTCACCACCCCAAATGCCCGCGGGCACCATCAAAGTAGATGTGTCAGACATGTATGACTGGTATAAATTGGGACAAAAGATATCAGACCTGGACAGCATCCGGCCTGGAGAATTGGGTTCAGGACCACCATCAACTGTGTTTGCATTTGGCTCAGAAGACCTAAAGAACATGTACAGTCATGCGCTCACACGACTGGGATTGAAGACACATGATTTGGATGAGCCTGGCGAAGAGGACATTGACGAAAACTTTGCAGACGGCCGGAATCCACAAGACAAGGGAGATAGTGCTAGGCATGGTATACCAAAGAAGGCCTCATTAGCAAAGTTAGACAAAATAGGACATGGGTCAGGCCGTAAAGCACAATTAGCCAGATGGCAGGCGAATATGAGACGTGGTCGTGCTAAATAATGTTATCATGGCACACGTTTATATCATCACAAACAAAATAAACAATAAACAATACGTCGGAGTGACCAATAACTCACTTCAAGAAAGATGGAAAAGTCATCTGTATGACAATAAGATCATTAGCAAGGCTATCAAAAAATATGGCAAAGAAAACTTTTCCATAGAAGCAATACATGAATGTGATACAATGGATGAAGCGTACATTCTTGAACCAAAATTTATTATTGAACATAATACCAAATACCCAAATGGATACAATGTATCGTCGGGAGGCAAAGGATCGCAAGTTGGTAAACGCAAGCCCACTCCAGATCATGTCAAGCAAAAAATAAGTGAATCAATCAAGAAAAATCATTACTGGAACAACTTGTCTGAAGAACAAAAAGAAAAATGCAGAGAAAGTTGGCGGGCAAACAATCAGTCTCGTATAGGGCAAAAAAGAAGTTCATATAACAATGGATTATTCAAAAAAACTGTTTGGATCAACAACGGCGAACAGAGAAAACGAGTTCCAGAATCTGATATAAATGACTGGATATCAAATGGGTGGATACGCGGGCACATGAACGGTGTAGTCAACATGAAATTTGGACATAAGAAATGAGAAATCTCATCAACCTAATCGAAGCCAAACAACGTGGTTGTCCCTTGGCCACACATGACATAGATGAAAACTTAAAGAATCGTCAACGAGCCATTGACGACTATCACTATGGTCCTGCCAATCCTGACCGTGCTGAAGACTACTGGGCCAAGAGTGCCCGGGGATTCAAAGTCAGTGTGGCCACTGCTCGAACCATGCAGTGTGGCAACTGTGCGGCCTTTGACGTCAGCGACAGCATGCGAGAATGTATCGCTCAGGGCATACGCGGTGATGAAACTGCGGTGGATGCCAATGCCAGTATCAACGGGGCTGACCTGGGCTACTGCAACTTCTTGCACTTCAAGTGTGCTGGCACACGTAGTTGCCGTGCTTGGATCACTGGTGGTCCCATCACTGAAAAAGACAAACACAAGAGTGCAGATTGAGACCTTGCAGTGAGACACCACGAAATCACTCAAGAAGCATCGCCCAACACCTGGGCAGGCAGTTTTACTCCTGACCTGGTGGCCAGCAAGACCTGGTTGACCACACAGTTGAAAAAACAACTGGCCGGTGCGTCAGCTGGCGACGTCTATGTGCTGGGCAGTTGGTGGGGCAACACAGGAGTGTTTATCCAGCAGGCCGGCATTGAGTTTGATCGACTGATCATGGTAGAACGGCGCAGATACTTGTTGGCCAGCACCAAGATGCTGTTGAACGACCTGTGGCAACAAGGACGCTTGGTATTGTGGCATCAGGATGCTGCCAACATCCAGTATCCCACCAATCGAACCATCACAGTGATCAACACCAGCAGCAATGAAATGCCCAGAACTTGGATCACTCGAGTGCCCCGGGGCACACTCACAGTGATACAGTCAAGGGACAATGTCAAGGATGTCAAGGTCATCACTGACACAGCAGCACAGTTTTATGCCAAGTTTCCCTTGAAAACCACAGTGTACTGGGGCGAACGCCGACTGCGAGATCCAGAAACACGCTACCGACGCTGGATGAAGATTGGCTATAAATAAACAACTATGACGTACAAAGAAATTCTTGAAGCCTGCTGGACTGGTTATCGCCAAGCAGGCATGAAAAACAAAGGCGGGCGCCAGGTGCCCAATTGCGTGCCTGTGCGCGAAGCCGAAATAGAAGAAAATCTTCGTGACTGGTTCAAACAAAAGTGGGTGCGTTTTGGTCCTGATGGAAAAATCCGTGGCGACTGTGCTAGAGGAAGTGAAAAGGAAGGCAAGCCCAAGTGTTTGCCCCAGGCCCGGGCGCACGCACTGGGTCGAAAAGGTCGTGCCAGTGCAGCGGCTAGAAAACGGCGTGAAGATCCCAACCCCAACCGTACAGGAAAGGCCATCAACGTGGCAACTAAAAAGAAATGATCATAAGCGAACTATTTGAAGAGCCACAACAGTGCCCCGAATGCGGTGGCATCAGTTTCTCAGACTTGATCCTGGCTGAAAAGAAAGACGCCTGCTACCACAAGGTCAAGGCATCAGCCAAGGTATGGCCGTCGGCCTATGCATCCGGACGCTTGGTACAGTGTCGCAAAAAAGGTGCCGCCAACTATGGCAACAAATCAGAAGGTGTATCAGAAGCACCACTACCTGGACAACGTCGAGGCCCATTAGATTTGCAACCACTGGAAGGTGGTGGTGTTGGTGGCGGTGGTGGTTTCGGTGGCCCAACTCGAAGTGGTCCTTCACAATTTTTTGGTCCCAAACCCGGGTCACGTGAAGCATCTGTTGCTCAGCCCAATCCCAACACTATGACGGTGAAACAAAGTCCAAACCCTGACTATCGCTCCCCATCTCAACAATCTCAAACCACAGGTGATAAACCAAAAATCAAAGTCAATCCTGGTGAAACCGTACCTCAGGCCATAGAACGCACAAAAACCCAACAAGAATTTGGCAAGTTCCTACAAGGGCAAAGTGGTCAAACATTTGGCGCCGGCGCTGGCCGTGGCTCAATAAATCCAGCGCCAACAAACACCATGAACAACACACCGGTCAGTGTTAGAAATAAGCCATCTGCTATGAATTCCATGGCCAGAGACTTGACCAAGACCCCCACGTCAACTAGACAAAACACTCAGACTGAGCCAGTCAAACAATCTGAACCAGTCAAACAACCTGATCCGTTTGACTTGCCACTTGACGTTGGTGCAGCACGTCCAGGTTTTGACGGTAGAATGGGCTCAACACCAATGCCAAACAGAGCAGACAAACAGTCATCCATGCTTGGAAAAGCAGGCAAAACACTGGGATATGGAGCAGCCGCTTATGGTGCTGCTGACTTAGGTTCACGTGCCCTGGACTACTATGATCAAAATTATTCTGAGGTTCCTTATGTTCCTCAGATCAAGGAAGCCAAAAAACAACCACCCGAAGTGGAATATGATGACGAATATGATGCCATGGTGGCCAGAGTTAAAAAGTTGGCCGGACTGGGTCCGCTTAAAACTGTGTACGATCCCAAACGACGTCAGTATCGCAACCAGCCCACAGTCCAACAGCCTAAAAAATGAGAGCACAGGAGTTTGTCATAGAGCGCAAAAAAAGCCGCCGAAAAAAATCCAGCCGGCACGGTGGATATTTCTTTCCAGGATATGCCTACTATAGCAGTGGTGGCGATTCCAGTGAAGGCGGTGGAGACGGCGGCGGCGAATCACGTTCAGGCACACCGGAAGGCAAACGTATTGCAAGAAAGCCTGGGCAACCAGCAGCATCAAAAAAACATTCAGATCTTTACACAGATGAGAATCCTCGTGGCACCATCACCGGTTTGAAATTTGCCACGGTGGAAGATGCTCGAGCCAGTGTAAGTAAAATACGAAACAGTGGCCGCAGTCATGCACACAAGATACAGGCAGCTGTGGCCATGGAACAACGAGCCCGTGCAGCCGGCAAAAGTGATGCAGCAGCAGTGTATAGGCGATTCATTGACGCCAACAAAAAAACTGAAGAACAGCAATTAGACGAACTCAGCTTCCTAGGATCCCAATGCACCAAAGACTGCTCAGGTCACAGAGCCGGATACGAGTGGTCAAAACGCAAAGGACTACGTCAGGCCAACTCATGGTCACCCAGTTTCAACAAAGGCGCTGGCCTGGCAGTGGCAGGAAAATAACACCCCAACTGTGAATCACAAATACATAAGTGCATGATTGATATTGTCACTGTTGTTTTTGAACAAGAAATTTCCATATTACGAGCACAGGCACAAAGCATTGCTTTAAATTGCCAACGCATTGGTATCCGCAACATCTACGTGGTGTTGAATGACACAGAAACCATTGCCGGTCAAATTGATCCTGCTTGGTGGGGACCACTGGCCAGCAATGTGCTGATAATTCCACGCACAGCATTCTCCACACCGTTTGTGACCGATGGATGGGTCAGTCAGCAAGTACTCAAACTGCTCACCGCATCAATGAGCTACAACACTTACTCAATGATTTTGGATGCCAAAACCTTGTTTGTGCGTGAACTGGATCCTGCCACTGTGGTGGACGAAACAGGTCGAATCCTCACAGGTAGATGTCCCATATACCCTGTGTTCGAGCCCAGCAAAAAAATAGTAGAACAGTTGTTTGAAATTGAACTCACTGAACAACTGGGCCCTGGTGGTGTGCCATTCATTGTACACAACGACACCGTGAGAATGATGATAGCTGAAGTTACCTTGCGCACACGCACATCATTTCCCACATGGTTCCAACAACAAGGCATGGTCACTGAATTTATATTGTATTCAGGCTTTGTAAAATTCTTGTGCGGCAATTTGGAAGTCATGTACGACAGGCAAAACAAACTGGGCAGCATAGTAAATGTCAGTCATGATGAAACTGTGCATTGGCTGACGAAAATAAATCAAATGAACAATCGAAACACTCTGACTGTGAGTGTGCATAGAGGCGCCTGGCTCCGACTAACTGCACAACAACGTCAAGAATATCGAGACTTGTTGCTACAACGTGGCATAGAGGCAGCACAAGATCTATGAAGGCGTTGTGTCTTGTGGCTCATCCCGATGACTGTGTGATATTTGCCTACAGCTATATCTACAATCATCCTGAGCATGACTGGACCATTGGCTATTTGACCTACACCGCTCAAGATCCGCGTGGTGCAGAAATGGCAGAATTTTGGCAACGCCGAGGCATTGGCACAGTGTTCCTGGGCTTTGAAGACCACTGGCATGACAATGAACAGAAACAATTTACTCGTTGGACAGAAGAACGTGCAGAACGAGCCTGTTGGGCACTAGCAAAAGATTTTGACTTGGTATTGACTCATGACGAATCAGGTGACTATGGACACATACATCATGTGTTGGTATACAATTCTGTGCAATGGCACCCGCGTCTGGTGACATTTGCTCGCCCCGGCGAAGGCACGACATACACAGTGCCCAACAGTGCATACAGTCTGGATGAGGTGCCACGGCACGCCAACATCATTGCTGGATTTCACATCAATCAACATCAAAACAGTTACAAGGAACCCCAATGAAATTAATGGTAGCAGGTTGTAGTTTTAGTGCTGTAAGCAAGTCATTGCCTGGCACTGCTTGGAGTGAAGTGTTGGCCAAGAAACTGGGTTGGGATTTGGTCAATCTAGCACGTCAGGGCTGCTCCAATGGTGGCATACGCATACAGATAGATGAGATACGTCGCCAGCGTGCAGACTTTGCTGTGATCACTCCCACATTCTGGGACCGAATGGAAATACCTGCCAACTCAGTGCCCTACGACTGGAATCAAAAACCCAGTTCAGGAGTGAATCCCCCACTGGAACAGCATTTGCAAAATCGTGCCCTGGGCAATGGCTACCGCAGAGAAGATGGCATACGCAATGTCAACTACGGCACAGAACCATCAAACATGATTTGCGAAACTATCTTTACTTTGGCTGAAAACTTTGATCATCCTTACAGAATGGCTCGTATTACAAAGCAAGCACAAACAGGTGTGCGCCATTGGATTGACAGTATCTACGACAATGCTTGGAAAAAACAATGTGACGAATGGATTATGCGTGATGGCATCACAATGATGTACTTGGACGGTATCCGATTTATTGTGTGTCCCAACCTGCTGTGGCCATTTGATCCTGCAAATTCTTCACAGTGGCGTGAGGCATTTCCCAGCATTGTGCCTGACCATTACATCAATTTGGATCCTGCTCGATCCCCACAGGCCATCTGCGGCAACAATCCCTTTAAGGGCGAAGATCCTGGTTATCATTCAAGTCCAGCGGGACAAGAAATAATTGCTGAACACTTTTATCAAACTTGGTTGGATCACTTCAAGTGATCTACCACAAACTGTTGTAGTTCTTTTGTTTTTTCTTGTTCAAACTTGTACAGCCTATTGTGATTGTGATCTAACTTGGGTCGGAGTTTTGGCAACAGTGCAGGCAAGTCTTGCGTACACAGATACTGCACTTGTTCAAACGCCCGGCTCCAACGAACTACGTCATCCGGCTCGGCATCGTATGATTCATCAATGACATCACCAAATGTTTCAAACCCCCAATCACGATACTGCTGTAAAAAATCTTGTATGGCAAACACCACAAACAGTCTGCGAGCTTGAAAACACTTGGCAGTTTTTTCAGCAGAAAGAAACACACGATCCTTGCCCAAAGTTTCACACACCACACTGAACCAAGTGCGATTGTATATTTCCCAAGGCACTAGACCGCTGACACTATTGTCCATGTCTTTTTTAACTTCCCATGCTGAGTCCAAGTTTGGGCTCACATAAGGATACTGTAATGCAGTATTATCAAACAGCCTAGCTACACGTTCGGGTGTTGAATCAATCCAATGCCCCACAAACAAGTCTCTGTAGGTCACAATGCTCTGTTCCAGCAAGCCTGATTGTTGTAGGCCCAGCATCACAAAGTCTCTGTGCTCTCGTCGAGCGCCTAGTAAGCATTCAAATGCATAAGCACGTTCGGCAGGAAAATCTTCTCTTGGTTGATTCCACCGCAAGAAGTTGAAACTCCAAGCTGGTCTGTAAATCACTCTTGGGTGGGGTGGTTCATCCAACCACACACCGGCTGTGTGCAACAGCCAGTTTTCTATGCCTGTGGTCCCAATCCATTCCACAAGTTCTTTTTTGCTGTGCCACTCAATGTCAGTGAACAACACAAGATCAAATTTGTGCAGCGGCAATTGCATGTATTCTGTGTTGTATTCGTGTTTGTTGGACAGACTGTAAAACACCGGCATCACTGCAATGCGATGTGGTTGTGATAATGCAGTGTCTAAGTCTACTATTTGATCGTAGCCAAAGCCCCACTCTGTGGCCTGGTAGCCCGGGGAGAATACTTTAAGTGAGGCGTGCAAGAGTTTCACGTATCTTGTCCATGTAATAATCGAACTTCACAACTTCTTTCCGTTCCCAGTCCATTTGCAAACTGCGACTCAAGTCAGGCACAGCATCACACACAGCAGTGTGATATGAAGGATCAAAGTCACCAATCTTTTCCATGTCATCATAATGATATCGGCGTTGGAACTCTTGGGTGATGGGCCTGCGGCTCATGGTCCAGTTGCCAATGAATTCGTATTCTGAGAACCAGCGTATGAGTTCACCGTTGCCCCAGGGAGGTACAGTGGGTTCAGGCGGACATGAGTCAATCATGGCATCCAGCCATTTCTTCTGATGTTTTTCTTCCAGGAACTTTACTAAATCGTTAAAGTCTTGTTTGAGTACAGGCACGTTTTCACTAATAAAGCAGTGCGGGGTAAGTCTGTCAAAGCCCAGGCCGTTCTTGATGCTTTCGTAGTAGCCCCAACTGTGACGTTCATTCTCCAGCACTTGAAAATTCAACACCCCGTCCTTGATAGGTTCGTAGGGTCGGATCAGCAGACAATCACAGTCGTGCATGATCATCAAGTCATAGTTGAGATAATCAAGAAACGCAAATTTGATGGCTTGTTGACGCAGCCAGTAGGTTCGGTAGTCGCCTTCAAACACCCAGTTGTTGACTTCAGGATAGATTCTGTAGATCTCTGAATCAGGAGCATAGTCTAATTTGGCGGTGTCAATGCCGTACTTTTCAAACACAGGCCACAGTTCTTCCTGCGGTACAGGACTGGCAATACAAGTGCGGTCTATGCCAATGAGATTGTTGGCAAATTCAGGTTGCAGGCTCATGATAGCATGCGGCACACGATATCGTGCTAGGTATAAAATTCTTGCTGAGGTCATATTTTCCTTAGGTGATTGAGCAACTGTTGACACATTGATACAGCCTACCATCGGCAATACTGCTTTTAGCCCAGGTTTGTTCCACACGTTCAAACCAGTCAAGACAATGCGCCAAATCATATTTAAGTGCGTTGTTTTCCTCAACCAATTCTTTTGTTTGACTGTTGCCGGCATGATACATGGTTTCAGGGTAGAATCCCAGATAGCAACAAGGATACACTGACCCGTCTGCGGCTATGTATATTTCTTGTTTGATCTTGTGTTGACAACGTAAATTTAACTTTGCTGTATCCTTGTGACTTTGCACAGTGCGCGGATCAAACCATGTGACATGACTTTGTATTAAATCTTTAATGTGCGGCACATGATTGCTGGAGTCTGTGCCAATCCTGTGACTGTATTCTCCTGACCTAGTGAACACCGGTCCGGAGTCTCGGCCATCGTAGATGTTTTCAAACTCAACAAATCCCAGGTCTTGGGCCAGTTGTCGGCATTCGGCTTCTTGATGTCGGTTGTGATCAAATGGTACGAAACGCCATTTGGCCCGACCGCCCGCAGCGATCAAAGCCTGTGCATTGGCTATGACTTTGTTCCAGTCTGTATCTTGACGGTACAGGGCATGAGTATCTGCCAGACCGTCCAGCGCAAATCCCACAGTGACCCGGGGCAACGCCAAACGCCGCCACCAATCTGTGTTGCGCAAACTGCCGTTGGTGTTGATGTTTACTGTGACACCATGTTCCGCAAGATACTCAACTATTTCCACAGCGTCTCGAGCCGACGCAAAGTCTCCCAGGTTGCCATTGAAGTTGACGTGTGTTAGCTGTGATATCACAGGTGCCAAAATGTGCCGGAACTGTGCAAGACTCAGTTCCACATCAGGATAACCTGAATTGTAATCCAAGCCTCGATAGTTGCGCATACACATGGGACAACGGGCATTGCACCGGGTAGTGAGTTCCACATGCACCTGGCGTATTTGGTCTAATTTTAGCATGGGATATTTATATACACAGTTTTGACTAAATATATCTATGCAAACTCAATACGTGCGAGTAGTATGTGACATAAGTGGCAGGTGTTCTCAACCTGCACGATATCGCGTGTATGTCAATGAAGAATTGTTCAGTGAGCGCACCTGGATCTGGAAAGACATTTATCTTGAAGAGTCTTTGCAAATACAAGCACCGTTTGGCGCTTACTTGTTGCGGTTTGAAAATGTAGATCCTGACTGTGGGAATTTCAAAATGCGCAATGTGCGAGTACAAGAAGGTCCTGGCAAGATCAAAACCTTTGATGGCAAAATATACATAGAGGTGCATGATGAGATGGCGTGAAATTGTAGAATCAGCATCAGCAGGCGCTACTGCATCTGGCGGTATTGCTCCTGTAAGCCAGCCCATGGGCATAACGTCAAGATCTGGCAGTTCCTTACTGACAGGTAAATATACAACTGGTTTGGACCCTACGCCGAATACACCTAAAGAATACAAGAGGAACAAGCATGCTCGCGGACAATTTGAAAACTCTATTGGCAAGTAATTTTGTCTACTACCTCAAAGCACACCAATTTCATTGGAATGTGGAAGGCTCTGATTTTGGCCAGCTACACAAATTTTTCCAAGAAATCTACGAAGATGCCTATGGTGCGTTGGATCTGATTGCAGAATACATACGATATCTTGACGAATACGCTCCCGGCAGCCTTGAACGCTTTGCTGAACTCAGTATCATACAAGGCCAAACCAAGATACCACGTGCTCGACTCATGATTGAGGAACTGTTGGCCAACACACAACAAATGATCGACCTGCTGAACCAGTGCTTTGCTGCTGCTGAACAAGAAAGTCAACAGGGCATTGCTGACTTTGTGAGCCAGCGGCTGAGCCAACACGGCAAGTATCAATGGCAACTGCGCAGTTATCTGAAAGATCAGCGAGCATGAACAACGACATTAGATCAATCTTGGACCGATTGGCCACAGTGGAGGGTCGACTGAGCCCTGCACAACAACGAGTGCCACAACTGCCTGCACTGTTCAAACCCCGACACATTCGTGCCCTGGGCGCAAAAACAGATCCTGCTCATCCCATGGACGGATACATGGTGGGTGATAGTGTAGAACCCCGGCGGACCGCACTTGAAGAAGCCATGGCCGAGATCGAAGAAGACATGCTGAGCAAGGTCAAAAAAGACCTAACACAATACTTGGACCGACTTGAAAAGAAGGTGCGTGTTGACCGTGACTTGAAAGACAAAGCCAAGGATGCTGTAGAACGTGGTCAAGCCGAAGAAGACCTTGATGAATTTGCCCCAGTTGGCGGAGACGACCGCGAACCCAATGAAGAAGAAAGATTGCATCCAGTGGAAACATTTGAAATGGCTGACGGTTCATGCTTGGAATGCTATGGCGACGATGAACAAGGGTACGAACTGAGACGGAACGGAAACAGCCTGCCCAGTCGTTTCAAAACACGCAAACATGCCAAAATGGCTGTGGACTTGTTTCGCGCTCGACGAAAACAAAATCAAGACCTCGGCCAAGATTACATAGAAGAACGCTGATATGCTGATAAACGACTTATTCAACAATAACAAACAAGGTGTGGCGGAAGGCAGGTTTGATGAACCACTAACAGGATGGCATATTGTTTATCGTAATTCAGGTAATCCAGTTCATGCTACTCCCAGTTTTGAAACCAAAGAGCAAGCACAAAAGTATCTAATGACACGAATGTTTGCCAATCACCAAGATTACAAAGTAGTTCATACCGCAGGTGTAGGTGTGGCGGAAGGTGAAGTCATTCCATTCAAGAGGCCCCAGTCACAGACCGCAGTGTCTTGGCAAAAACTGCCCAAAGATGTATTGACCCTGGCAAATGATTGGTACTGGGCCGACTACGAAGGTGGTGGATCTGCTGCCATAATGGATCCCAAAGGGCTAGGCAGCGGATTTGCAAATCAAAAAAAATATTTGGGTGCTCAACTGCAACAACGAGGATGGGCCATTGACTTTGATGACGAATTTGAAAATGTTGTATTGAAAAACAAGCAAGGTCAAACAATTTTGTTGCCCATTGAGGATGCACAGACTTTCTCGGGCTGGGCCACGGGCATCAATCTTGTCACAGAGCAAGGTATGGCAGAAGGCAAAGCCGATTACAACTTTGATATTGAGGATTTGAAACGCCTTGAGCAAATTAGAGATCTAGCAACACTAAAAGCACAAGCATTAGAATTGATCAGTAAACCCAGTGCCAAACCAATGAAACCAGAAAAAGTTGAATGGTTTAGAAATGCTCTGAATCGCATGGACAGTCCGTTAAAAGTCATAAAGTTAATGTATGATTTGTTGCTCAGTGGCGAAGGAAAAGCCGTGGTCGGATCCAGGTCATCAATGAACCCCAACACTTATCGTCAGAGGTTTGGTGAGCAAGGCATTGTGGAAAATCAAGATTGGATGAAAGATTTAGCAGCCAAGGCCGCTGCCATGTCCAAGCCTGGCACACCATATGTGCCACCAAAGCAAGACGCTGAAAAGGCACGTCGTGATCTCACAGCACGATATCCCAACATTGATGAACTGGTCGCGGCTGCTGAAAAACGTCGTGATCCCTACTATCAATATGCCGAAGGCCCAGCCTACTATCGGGGCCGCGAAGCCGAACATGAATATCAACGACTGCGACAGATCCAACGTGTGATTCAAGGTTTGAACGAAATGAACTTTGGCGGTGTAGGCCAAACCACAGATTCAGCCACTGGCGATATAACCACCAGTTTCAATCAAGGTCCGTTGTCTGTGTCGCAGACCAAAACGCCTGGCGGTTATACAAAACAAACTGATCAACAAGTCAACCTGGGCACAGCAACGCTGGGCGCACGAACGGTTGGACCCAACATTGGCGCAGGTCAGTTGGCTGGTACCACAACCAAGACTGCCACAAACAACATTACCGGACAGGCCAAACAACAAGTCAAAGGAGTTGGCTTTGGTGGTGCCACAGGTGCCACAGTGGGCAAAAACTACGTTGATCAATACAGCGTAAATGAAAACGTGGCACGCATGCAATATCTGGCAGGTATTCGACCAGCCCGATAACCCAACACACCTCCCTTAAGACCGTGTGGCCCGGCTGCTGGGCAAGCTGAACGATTCGCTACCGTGATGCTTGAAGTGAGCTAAATTCTACATGCAATCAACATTTACATTTGAAGATCTTTATACGTCGCCGGCCATTCCTATGGCTGTCAAGAACCAATCTTTTGTGTTTGATCAGGAGATTGTAAATTTTGATTATAATTCTTATGGTTATCGCACACACGAATTTGTCAATGTTGGAGAACACATTGCAATTTCTGGATGTAGTTTAACTGAAGGGCATGGATTACATCTACACCAAACCTGGGCCGCAAAATTTGAAAAGTCAACAAATACTCAGGTGTTCAATCTTGCCAAGGGAAGCAGTTCAGCAGAATTTGTAAGTCAGAATTTACAGAATTGGATTAGATCACATACTCCCAAATTTGTTGTGGCTCAGTGGCCAAATCCTTATAGAAGTTTGACTTGGAACAAGTCTTTTGCAAAGTTCAATGTGAACTCTGACCATGATGAAATTTATCGTATCAAACTTCGTAATGGTGATGAAAATTTTTACCATGGTTGGTGTAATAGCATTATAATACTAAATTATTTTTGCCAAAAACACAATATACCTATTGTCAACATGTGCCTTGAATCTTTTGACATGGTCAAACCAGCAATGCCAATTTTAGAAAAATTCAATATCGAATTGCACTATGATCAAAAAGTTCCCGGGAAGACATGGTTTTTTGACAGTGCGGCACTGGACAAAAGTCATCGCAGTGAATTTTGTAATGAAAAATGGACAGAACGACTGCTCACTATCATCTAATGATATTGCGATTGACAAAATCTGTGTTATACTTGTGCTTTAGGAGTACCACATGGAAAACAAAACATTCAATGGCGAACAGAAATTAAAACTCACTCAAATCATAAATGAAGGCATGGCCGTGATGCACGAGATTGACACCCTGCAGGGCGGACTCACAGACACCATAAAGGCCATTGCAGAAGAATTGGAAATCAAACCTGCTGTGTTGAAAAAGGCCATTAAAGTAGCACACAAAGCCGAATTTGGCCGAGCCAAACAGGATCACGAGTTGTTGGAGACAATTCTTGAAACCGTGGGCAAGACACTATAAATATTGTTTTCAACAGCAACGAGTCGTTCACGTCACGAACATGTAGCAAGGCCGTCCGGCCACAAACGGAGACAAATGAGTTACGTAGACGCACTATTTGATCGTGAGCACGATCGCATTCACGTGGTAGAACGCCGAGACGGTGTTCGCAGATACCAAGAGTATCCGGCCAATTATGTTTTTTACTACGACGACCCTAGAGGCAAATTTCAGAGCATCTACGGTACGCCTGTGTCAAGATTTTCAACACGCAACAACAAAGAATTTCGCAAGGAAGTTCGAGCACAAAGCGGTCGGCAGATATATGAATCGGACATAAATCCCATATTCCGATGCTTTGAAGAGAACTACAAAGACCAAGACGCCCCCACACTGCACACAGCCTTTTTTGATATTGAAGTTGGGTTTGATGCGGTTCGTGGCTTTTCACCTGTGACAGATCCTTTCAATGCCATCACTGCCATATCGGTATATCTGAATTGGTTGGAGCAACTTGTGACCCTGGTTGTGGCACCACGCCACATGAGTGAGGAGACTGCTTGTGAGATCTGTGCGGAATTTGAGAACACTGTGCTGTGCGAGTCGGAAACAGAAATGTTGAAGATGTTCCTGGATCTCATAGATGATGCAGACATATTGAGTGGATGGAACTCGGAAGGCTATGACATACCATACACAGTGAATCGTATCACTCGAGTTCTCAGCAAAGACGACACCCGACGTTTTTGTTTGTGGGGGCAGTTTCCCAAGAAGCGTGTGTTTGAACGCTTTGGTGCTGAGAATGAAACCTATGACTTGGTGGGCCGTGTGCATATGGACTATATGCAACTGTATCGCAAGTACACTTACGAAGAACGCCATTCATACAGCCTGGATGCCATTGCCGAGTACGAACTGGGCGAACGCAAAACACAGTTTGAAGGCACCTTGGATCAGTTGTACAATCAACACTTTAAAACCTTTATTGAATATAACCGGCAAGATACCTTGTTGTTGGATAAGTTGGACAAAAAACTGCGATTCTTGGAACTGGCCAGCGAACTGGCACATGCCAACACAGTGCTGTTGGCCACCACAATGGGTGCTGTGGCAGTGACCGAACAGGCCATCATCAACGAAGCACACGAACGTGGCATGGTAGTGCCCAACCGCCAACAGCGACTCACTGACGAGGACACACAGGCAGCGGGTGCTTATGTGGCATATCCACGCAAGGGCATACACGAATGGATTGGATCGGTAGACATCAATTCATTGTATCCGTCAGCAATTCGTGCGTTGAACATGGGACCAGAAACCATCATAGGTCAACTGCGCCCCATAATGACTGACCGGTACATCCGAGACAAAATGGCCAAAGGTGATTCATTTGCGGCTGCATGGGAAGGTGTGTTTGCCAGTCTAGAATACACAGCGGTCATGGAACAGCAACGTGGCACAGAGATCACCATTGACTGGCAGAGTGGTGAGGAAACTGTACACTCAGGTGCTGAAATTTGGTACATGTTGTTTGACTCAAATCAACCTTGGATCTTGAGTGCAAATGGTACTATATTTACTTATGAAAAGAAAGGCGTTATCCCAGGCTTGCTGGAACGCTGGTATGCTGAACGCAAAGAAATGCAGGTCAAAAAGAAGGAGGCCAAAGATGCCAAAGAAATCGCTTTCTGGGATAAACGACAGCTGGTTAAAAAGATTAACCTTAACAGTTTGTATGGTGCTATTCTTAATCCTGGTTGTAGGTTTTTTGACAAGCGAATCGGCCAATCCACAACCCTTACTGGTCGAAGCATTGCCCGGCACATGGACGCATATTTGAATGAGTGTATCACAGGCGAATATGACCATGTGGGACAGGCAGTGATTTATGGTGACACAGACTCATGCTACTTCTCAGCATGGCCTGTGCTCAAACAAGAAGTTGCAGAAGGCCGCATGGCCTGGTCAAAGGAAATTTGCATCCAGTTGTACGATTCAATTGCTGACCAAGTCAATGACTCATTCCCAGCATTCATGGAACGTGCGTTCCACTGCCCCAGGGACATGGGCAAATTGATCCGGTCCGGCCGTGAAACAGTGGCAGACCGTGGTTTGTTCATTACAAAGAAACGCTATGCAGTCAACGCCATTGACATTGAAAACAAACGACTGGATGTCAACGGTGCAATTGGCAAGACCAAGGCCACTGGCCTGGATTTGAAACGATCAGACACCCCCCGAGTTATTCAAGACTTCTTGTTGGAAATTCTAAATCGAGTGCTGTCTGGTGCTGAACGTGATGAAATCATCGAACGTGTGCGTGAGTTCAAGTATGAATTCAAAGAGCGACCAGGATGGGAAAAAGGCTCACCCAAGCGTGTGAACAACTTGACCAAGTACGGCCGGGAAGAAGAACGCCTGGGCAAAGCCAACATGCCCGGGCATGTACGTGCGGCACTAAACTGGAATAACTTGCGAAGAATGAATTCAGATAACTACAGCATGCAGGTGGTTGATGGCATGAAGACCATTGTGTGCAAACTGCGAAGCAATGCCTTGGGTTGGACATCAATTGGTTATCCCACAGACGAAATGCACCTGCCACAGTGGTTCAAGGACTTGCCTTTTGATGACGCAGAAATGGAAGCCACTGTGGTGGATCAAAAGATTGACAACTTGTTGGGTGTGTTGGATTGGGATTTGGCCGCTGCCACCAACACAGAAAACACATTTACTGCACTATTTTCTTTTGAATGAAACTCAGCGATTTAATATCTTATTTGAATCTTTTGGAACAGCCGGATTATACACCTGAGTATGGTCAGGCTGTTAGACAACTACAGTCGTTGAGTATGTCTGTTGCACGAGCTCATGTGCAACTTGATTCTTTCACGGCTGACATGGAATTCAATGTCAGTGCTGTGATCAATGCCTTTGACAATGTGCAGGCCACACTGGATGCACTCAAGGCACGACTGCGTGAACTAATAGCACAAAAAGAACCCAAACAATACAAGGCCAGCACAGTGTTGTACGAGCAAGGCATGTTGAATGAATCTCCAGAGTACATTTTTGAACGTAAGCTGGGCATTGATGATCAAAGCAACATCTTGCTTCGTAGCAGGCTGCGCAACTACAGTGACTGGAGATTGCCCGGCATGATCATACGCCCAGGTCCAGAAACGTTCATTGAAGATTTGGTACCGTTGGATCCACTGTATCTGGTGGATCAACACCAAGCACTGTTGGACCCAGCCATCTCAGCATTTACTTTGGAATATCAAAGACGTCTACGTCCATATGTGATTGATGACCGAAGAGACGGCATGCCATTATGGCAGTTACCCAATGAACAATTTGGAATGATTTTTGCCTATAATTATTTCAATTATCGGCCCATTGAAGTTGTAAAACGCTATCTTGCTGATGCGTATTCCAAACTGCGACCCGGCGGCGTGTTTATATTCACGTTCAATGATTGTGATCGAGGACATGGAGCCGCACTCAGCGAAAAATTCTTCATGTGCTACACTCCGGGTCATGCTGTTGCTGCCGCAGCAGAACGTGAAGGCTACGAGATCATGAATCTACATCATGGGCATGGTGATTTGTCTTGGTTTGAACTGAAAAAACCTGGATCCATAAAAAGCATTCGCGGCGGGCAGAGCCTGGCCAAAATAGTTGCAACACAGTAAAAAAATCTATATAATCACACAACATAGGAGTAAGCATGAGAGATTATCTTAAAGACTTGGTAGAACACACACACGATCTTGGCTGCATTGACTTGATCAAAATCACTGGAGACGACAAAGGCACAGCTATTGTGGGTGTGGCAGAAGACTTGTCAGTGGTTTTAGAAGGTGAGTTTAAAAACCCACACGTAGATTTTATTGGCACATTTGGAATGCCCAATTTGAACAAACTAAAAATCTTGTTGAACTTGCAAGAGTACCGAGAGAATGCCAAACTCAAACTGACCAAAAAAGCCACAGGCGCACCTGATGGTATTGAGTTTGAAAATGCCACTGGAGACTTCCGCAACACCTATCGTTTCATGGCAGCAGAAATTGTGAACGACAAACTCAAAACCCCCAAGTTCAAAGGTGTGACCTGGCACATTGAATTCGAACCCACTGTGGCTGCTATTCAGCGACTGCGCATGCAAGCACAGGCCAATGCCGAAGAGCCCAACTTTCAAGCCCGGACCGAAAATGGCGACTTGAAGTTTTTCTTTGGTGATCATTCAACACACGCTGGTAACTTTGTGTTCCACTCAGGTGTGAATGGTCAACTCAAACGTGCTTGGTCCTGGCCGGCTCAACAATTCATGGCCATCATGGCATTGACTGGGGACAAAACTATTCGCATCTCAGATGATGGTGCTGCCAAGATCACCGTGGATTCGGGCGTGGCTGTTTACAACTACATTTTACCAGCACAAAGCAAGTGAGCCAAGACAATTTAACTGCCAAACAAACTGGTCCAGATGGTCGCAGCCAATGGGCTGTGTTCCTTCCAGCAATCTCTGGTTTCTATGCCACGTTTGTGGGCAAGCAACGCAATGAGCACTACGTAGATCCTGCAAGGTTTCCGCAAGGGTTGACTGATATGGAACAGATTAACTGGCTTAATAGTCAGAAAGCATTGTTTCCATACCGGTGGTCATTGTATTCAGGCGGTCATGCCAACTTGGATTTGACCAAACAAGATTGGTCAGAAGACATGGTTCGCAATCGCGAGCCAGGCACGTTCATGCTGGGAGATTCTGGTGGATTTCAGATAGCCAAAGGCCTGTGGGAAGGCGACTGGCGGGCCAATTCAGGTTGTGCCAAAGCTGAAAAGAAACGCAGTAGTATTTTGAAGTGGCTGGACACAATCAGCGACTACGGCATGATCCTTGATATCCCTACCTGGGTTATTCATGACAAGAAAGCCAGCAATGCTTGCGGTATCAAGACACTGGAAGAAGCCGTTGATGCTACCAAGTTCAACAACGAATACTTCATGGCTCACCGTCGGGGCAAAAACAATGGCGGTGCCCGATTCTTGAACGTGTTACAAGGTGACAATCACACATCGGCAGAAACATGGTATCAAACCATGAAGCAGTACTGTGACCCTGTGCAGTATCCAGACACACACTTTGATGGCTGGGCTATGGGTGGTCAGAACATGTGTGATGTGCATTTGGTACTCAAGCGACTGATTGCACTGAAATATGATGGATTGTTACAAGAAGGCACACATGACTGGATGCACTTTTTGGGTACAAGCAAGTTGGAATGGGCTGTGCTACTCACCGTGATTCAAAGGGCAGTTAGAAAATACGCTAATCCCGCATTTACGATCTCCTTTGATTGTGCCAGTCCATTCCTCGCTACTGCCAATGGACAGGTGTACTTTGCAAATGTGTTTGAACATGATAGCAAATGGTCGTATCGCATGGCACCGTCAGCAGATGACAAGAAGTATGCCACAGACACACGCAAATGGTCGGCGGGTGTGGTAGCAGATGGTGTGTATGATCGTTGGGAAGATAGTCCAATCAGTGACATGCTCAAGATGAAAGATATTTGTATCTATCGAGCAGGTACGCCCAAACCAGGTGTTGTTCTTACAGAAGAAAACTTCAAAGACCCTGACTTGTATGATGTGCTGCCAGATGTCAACAAGAATGGCAAGTGGGGCAAGACATCATGGGATTCGTTCTCATATGCACTGCTGATGGGCCATAATGTCTGGATGCATTTGATCGCTGTGCAAGAAGCCAACAGACGCTTTGATGCAGGAGAACACCCTGCCATGATGCGCCGTAGTACAGGGGATTATGCCAAGTTTGAAGACATTGTGGAAGCCATATTTGCCGCTCCCACACGTGAAGATTCAGAAGCCATCATTGAATACTATGATGACTACTGGATGGAGATTGTGGGCACCCGTGGATTCAAAGGCAAGAAAGCCAAGAACGCACGTACACAATTCAATGCACTGTTTGAATACGAACAAACTGAACAAGAAGATTTTGATTCTAGTAAACTTGACAAGTTGGAGACCACAACATGAATAGAGCAGGACATGCAGAAGTTGATTTCTTTACAGGTACAGAAGTAGAACGCACTCCGGCATTTGGAAAAACTACATTGTTTGTGGTAGGGGTACAGTCCATCGATAACATTGCTGCCAAAATGGCAGGTTGTGAGCACATCTTCTTTGGTGCCAACCACAGTTTCGATCCCAAGTCGCCCGAAGAGTGGCGCAGGTGGGAAAGCATGATCACACCCTTTTTAGAAAGTGGTTATCTTTGTACACTGGACATTCCAATTGGGGCAGTGGAACAGTTCAATGATGGCAGTTTATGTGAATACCGCAACTTCATTCCGCAGATTCGAGTAAGTGTACCGTATACACGACTGTGGAATTATAATACAATGTTAAAAATAGATGACAAGGACTTTGACGCAACCAATCCCGGCGTCTGGTGCCACAGTCTACACAGCCTCATGAGCCGTGAGACATTTACTTCGTGGGATGATTACAAAGGGGATACACCACTATGAAATGGTTAGACAATTGGATTTTACAGCGTGCCGAACGCATTAGAGAGCGTGAAAACGAAATCGTACCAGATCGTGTCCCTGCAGTTCCCAGCAACAGAAAATCCTCAAATCGAGGCGTCAGCATCAACGAAGACCGAGCCAGCATTGGCAGCAGTAAACACAGAATGATGTTTACCGTGTATCGTGCCAATGGCGGCATGATGGTAGAGTACAATCGATACGATGAACGCAAGGATCAACATCACTGCGAACTGCACATCATACACCCAGATCAAGACCTTGGCACGGCCCTGGGCCAAATTGTAACCTTTGAAAGTTTGAAATCTTAAAATGGCAAAAATCAAACAAGTCAAGCATCTTGTGGGGCAGGTGGTGCCACCAAAGACTCATGGCGCAGCCGGTCGAGCAATAGAAGAAATAATGGAAACACAAGGTTGGCCCATGGATCGTCATGGGCAAGGAGTTGACGTACCTGCATATGGATTCGAAGTAAAAAGTAGAGATTTAGATTCAACATCAGCTCAAAGCATAGGCAAGATGTTGCCCGAAGATATAAAAGTCACGCCATTTCCCAAATCTCCTATCTACGACAAAATACAACACCAGCTTAGAGTAAAAACTCAGGACCAAGTTATTGTCAGTGCCAACATGTATGACTTCAGCAATCCTTATATACAACAAAAGATCGAAGAATCATATGAAGCAGCCAGGGCAAAGATTATTGCTGATGATGACAGCAATTACATATCTGGTGGGCCATTTGGATACTTTGAACGAACCAATCCCAAGACATCTAGATCATATGATTTTAGACTGACCGACGCCGCCATGCAAAAACTAGAAAACATGGCAACATCAACTTTTAAGGACTTATTCAAATGAATCAAGCAGAACGTGAAGTGGTAGACCGAGTGATGCAACATGCACAACGAAAAATATGGGTTACATTTCAAAAGGAAGGCATGCACAGATATCCCGCGGCTGCCACAGATCCTGCACTGGCCACAGGTGATGAATATGATGTTTCATTTCTTGCTAATTCTCATCGTCACATGTTTCATTTCCGGGTGTGGATTGATGTTGTACACAATGATCGCGATATCGAATTTATCCAATTCAAACGTTGGCTTGAAAATCTCTACCGTAGTGGAACTCTCCAACTAGACTACAAAAGTTGTGAGATGATGGCAGACGACCTATATATACAAATAGCCGGTCGTTATCCCAACCGAGCAGTGTGGATCGAAGTGTCCGAAGACGGAGAAAACGGCGCACTGATCAAATACGAAATCACTAGACCCCTCAACAACATTGTCATCTAAGGAGAACAACATGGCAAGACCCACATTCAAACCCAACCCCAAAGTGCGTGAGATCCAAGACGATCTTGAAGTGTATCTGGAATTTTGTCAGGACTATGGATATCGCTACAACGAAGCGGATCTCTACAACTTCAAAACCTATGCCTGGCAACAGTTCAGCAAGTGGCATGCTGGCAAGTACGCCAAGAACATGTGGGATGAGGACACTCGTAGATTTGCAGGACATCGCGCATGAGAAAACTATACTACATGGGTCTTGAAAGTTACGAGGCCCGTTACACACTGCAACTGACTGAGTGGAACCGACGTGTGTTTGAACGTCGAGGACTTGATGTGGTGTATGTGCCAGGTTTGACCCTAGACAACAGTCAAAAGATTGTTGTGGGACAAGTGCTGGATGCACATGGACGCAGTTATTTTGGCATGAGCCAAATGATGAACCTGGTGCGGCTCATGCAACAAGGTGAAGTCACTGCAGAAGATGTGATCTATTTTGAAGACATGTTCCAGCCAGGCATTGAGAGTTTGCCATACATCATGGACCAGGTTCCTGCCGAACAACGTCCTCGCATTTATGTGCGCTGTCTGGCACAGGCCATTGATCCTGACGACTTTGTGCATGTGTGGGGCATGGCCGGCTGGATGAGCACATATGAAAAGATGGTCAATCACTTTGTAACAGGCGTGTTAGCCACCAACGAAGAAATGGTTGCTCACATGCGCATTGCAGGTTGGACTGCTCCAATCTACAACATCTCAGGATTGGCGTTTGGCAAAGAAGAAGTGCTGGAACGCATTGGCGGCAGTGCCAACATTCGACCATTTGAAGATCGTCCGCGCCGTGTGGGCTTTGCCGCACGTTTTGATCAAGAAAAGCAACCTGGCTTCTTCATGGACTTGATTGAAATGTTTCATGAGCAAGGTCCAGTAGGCATTGAGTTCTGTATATACTCCGGTAGTCCATTGCGTAGCAACAATCCTGAATATGTTGCTCGTGCTCGCCGCATGGAAGCTGAAGGTAAACTAAAGATCTACGACAACATCACCAAAAACCAATACTATGCGCATCTCAACAACACTAGAGTTTTGTTCAACTGTGCTCTGCAAGACTGGGTCAGCAATACAGTCAGTGAAGCTGACACTGTTGGTTGCAATGTGCTATATCCAGCATACCGGTCATTCCCCGAAACCTTTGCCAACGATCCCAACAGACTCTACGTTCCGTGGTCAATTGATGATGCATATCACAAGATGCAAAATCTCTTGCGGAAACCACATCACAACATGGGTCTCATATCTGACTGGAACAATGGCACTGTTGACCGTGTGGTTGATATACTGTTTGGTCTTGGTGAGCATTGGAATCGAGCGGGTGCGAGATACCGTGACCATGTGGCTGAAGCCAAATATCACGTAGTAAAGATTGCCATGTGAAAACACAGTCAAGACCATTGGTTACCTTTGGTTGTAGTTGGACCTTTGGAGTAGGGGTTCAATATCAACCAGGTATGTCAAAAAAACAGTATGAAGCAATTGCACATCGAGAAGACAGTGCTGGGTTGACTTTTAGGCGACGTCTTGCAGCCGATTATCAATGTGCAGAGCACAACCATGCTGTGATGGGTTCCAGTAATCAACAGCAGTTTCGATTGGCTAGAGAGTTTTTTTCTCCGGCCAAAGTTGAAAAATTAAAAAAACAATGGTCAAACATCACAGTGCTTTGGGGCATAACCAGCACTGCCAGAAGTGAATATTTTGATACCTCCAGCAATTTGTTTGAACCAATATATTCTGGAGACTCCGCACCCCAGGCCAAATTTTGGATAGCAAACTACAATCACGAGCATGAAGTACAGCAGTTGTCTATGGCAATAAAATACTGGGACGAATATTTTTGCAATCACGGCATACAGAATTTTTGGTTTGACACGTTTAATCATCACAATTATCAAGTTGACACATTGAAAAATTTCATCTACAAGAATAAACAACCAAGAGATTTGCTGTCACAAATGTTGATACAACACGGTCACGCAGTGCCCGACTCAAAATATCATTTGAGCAACTGGTCTTTGGACACTGCTAGATTAGATGCGTTGATTGACTTACAATTGATCAATCCAATCAGCTTCCATCCAACTCAACTGGGACACGAAGTGCTGTACAAAATGTTGAAAAATGAAATTGGAGAATATTTAAAATGAACACAGTTATAGTAACTGGGGCTGGCGGATACATTGGTGGCCAAACTGCATTGATGTTGAAGGATGCAGGTCATCGTGTGGTAGGCATTGACAAAAACAAATGCCCCCCGCATTTGAAGTCGGTGTTTGATGACTATATTGAAAAGGACTTTGCCCACAAAGACGCCTTGGTCACACTGTTGATACACGAACCCCGTGCCATCATACACTGTGCCGCCACCAGCCTGGTTGGGCCCAGCATCCGTCACCCCGGTTGTTACTTTGAAAACAACGTGGTGAACACACTCACACTGTTGGATCAAGTGCGCAGAAGCATGCCCAAGACCAGAGTTATTTTTAGTTCAAGTGCCGCAGTGTACGGTGAGCCTATTATGACTCCCTGTCACGAAGTGGATCCTTGTGAGCCTATATCTCCGTACGGTGACAGTAAACTCATGGTGGAACGCATCATGGCAGCATATCATAAGGCCTACAATTTAGACTATGTGGCATTTCGTTACTTCAATGCTTGTGGTGCCGACAGTCGAGCCAGACACGGACAAGAATCAGGTGCCACACACATCATTGCTAGAGTGTTAGAAGCCATGAAAAATGATGCAGAATTTACGCTGAATGGTGTGGACTTTACTACACCAGACGGCACCTGTGTGCGTGACTACGTGCATGTGGAAGACATTGCTCGAGCACATGTTCGGGCATTGGATGCTGAAATTTTATCAGGCGTGTACAATTTGGGCAACAATACAGGTGTCAGCAACAGAGAAATTATTGCCGCAGCCGAGCGTGTGACTGGAAAAAAATTGAAAGTTGTGATGGGCGAGGCTAGGCCAGGAGATCCTGCTGTGCTCACTGCCAGTGCTGCCAAATTTGGTATGGCTGCTGGAGGCTGGTGCTGCCACTATACCTTAGATGACATGATACAACACGCCTGGAACTGGTATGTTCGATAAAATACTGGCATTTGAAACTGCCCTGGCAGCATTCACAGGTGCGCCACGAGCCATCATGACTGATTGTTGTACTCATGCAATTGAATTGTGTTTGCGGTATGACAAAATCAGTGCCTGCACATTTACACCATATACATATTTAAGCATTCCAATGACCATGCACAAACTGGGAATCCGCTACGAATATTATCCAGATTCGTTGCCACGTAGACAACAGTGGATTGGAGAGTACAAGTTTGAATTAACACGAATTTGGGATAGTGCTCGTAGACTGGAAGCCATGATGTATAGACCTGGACAGATGCAGTGTGTGAGTTTTGGTCATGACAAACCCTTGGCCATTGGTCGAGGTGGTGCCATATTGCTGGATGACGAGTCTGCATATCAAGCCTTGATACGCATGAGGTATGATGGTCGTGATTTGACCATATCACCTTGGGTCGAGCAACAAGAGTTTCGGGTGGGCTACCACTATCGTCCCACTATTGAAGAAGCCCAACGCGGCCTAGAACTGCTGGCCAGTTATCACAGTCAACCTCCCCAACCAAAATTATATCCAGATTGTAGACAAATTTCCATAGTGACTTGACTGTCACGATCTAAATAGTGTACAATCACACACCGGAGTAACAATGCAAGAAAAGAATTTATCACAAGTACTTAGAGAACAAATGACGGCCCGAGGTCACCGCTTCTGGGCCGGCGACAACATCAGCGATTACATGAGCGATGCCATCAAAGAAAAACTCATTGACGAAGCCACTGTGGCATTTGAAGGTGTGTTGGATGCCTTGCTGATCGATCGTGAAAACGATCCTAATTCACGTGGCACAGCGCGGCGCTTGGCCAAGATGTACTACCACGAAATCATGGCAGGTAGATATGAAGCACCCCCAGATTGCACCGCTTTTCCCAATGACTCAGCAGACCGCTACGAAGGCATGTTGGTGGTGCGTAGTGAGTTACGTAGTATGTGCAGTCATCATCATCAGCCTGTTAGTGGTGTTGCCTACATCGGAATTATTGCTGCACAAAAACTTATTGGTCTGTCTAAGTATACTCGTATTGCTCAGTGGTGCGCTCGGCGCGGTACTTTGCAGGAAGAACTGTGTATAGACATCGCCAATGCCATAGAACAGGCCACTGACAGTCATGATGTTGGTGTGTACATACAGGCCACGCATGGGTGCTGTGAGAATCGAGGTATCATGGCACACAGCAGTCTCACACAGACCACAGTGCTACGTGGTGCGTTTAAAGACGATGCCAGTGTGAAAAAAGAGTTCATGGACAATATCAAATTACAACAGGAGTTTGCACCGCGATGATTATCACAAACCGCACAGGCAAGATTCGATTGCCCTGGGAACCAGGGCTGTTGGAATGGTTGCAGGAACACTATCCTGCAAGTCAGTATAGAGTGGTAGAATTAACTTAAAGGAAAACAAAATGAGTAAATTAAGCAAATTGACAAAAGTAAATGAGTCAATCACCATCTACCGTTATGACAACGGCTTCATGGTCGAGGTAGGCGGTCGTGACGACGAAAACGATTGGAAATCTGCCAAGGTTCTTTGCGCAACAGAAGCGGACATGATGGCTGTGGTGCAAGAGTGGATTAGCATGGAATTAGACAACTAAGGAGAAACAATGTTTGGCGCAAACTATAGTGAAAATGATGTTATCAATTATCGTTCAGCAGAAGAAATTAATTCGGCCATGGGTCGTGTGTATGGGCACATGAGCTTGGCTGTACTGTTCAGCATGCTGGTCAGTTATTGGATTGGTACCACACCAGAACTGTTGCAATTCTTTTTCACCGGAGTGTTGAAATGGATTGTTATCTTTGCACCTTTGGCAGCCATATTTGGTGTGAGTTATATGTTGGCCAATAACCCTACAAAATCCACAGCACAGTTGTGCTTACATGGATTTGCGGCATTGATGGGCTTGAGTTTTAGCATGATCTTTGCTGTGTTTACCATGGGCTCAATTGTTAGTGCGTTCATGGGTGCAGCCATCCTGTTTGGTGTGATGAGTGGCTATGGGTACTTTACCAAACGCAGTCTTGACAGTGTGGGACAGTTCATGTTTGTGGGCTTGATTGCCATCATTATTGCCAGCATTGTGAACATCTTTATTGGATCAACTGTAATGCAGATGGTTATCAGTGCATTGGCCATCATTATCTTCCTGGGACTCACTGCCTATGACACACAAAAGATTCGCGAAGAACTCAGTGTGGAGACCAGTGACAGTGCAGAAGTACGTGGTGCATTGACCTTGTACATGGACTTTATCAACTTGTTCTTGAATCTGTTGCAGTTGTTTGGCGGCAGAAAAGAATAATCATGGCCACGTGGGAACTGTCAACCGAATACAAAAAGAACGCCATCGAGGTACAACTGTGGTATAAAGATGGTGTTACTATAAAGAAAATTGAAGGCTATCGCTGGGGCACTTTCTATTGCGAAAGCGATGAACATCCCGACATTGACTTGCGCAACCCCGACGGTTATGAACTAGCAGACTATGATTGGGAATTGGACAGTCTGGATGATGGTTGTTGGAGTGAATGGCAGTATCCTGATTCTGTCACAGCAGAAGAACGTGCCAAGATCGAAGCAGCCTGGGACGAAAACTGGTACAAAGGCATGGAAGACTTGGGCTGGTCAAACGATGATACCGAGTATCACTTTCAAGGTCCACTGAAGTTGGTGAACCGAGATACTGGAGAAGAGTTCTCAGTATTGGATGCCGATGGCAATGTCATTCCCGAACCAGAATGGAATCCAGCGGCAGAACTTGACAAGATTGAACCACCACTGACTGAATGGTTTCCTTCAGATGTTGCGCCTGTGCGTGAAGGCCGTTACCAAATCAACGACAACAAAAATCCACAATGGCCATTTCCTGCCTATGCAGACTGGGATGGGCAAAAGTGGAGTGAGGACAGCATTGAGAAGTGGCGCGGACTGGCCGAGGATCCCAACAAGTGAGTGTTTGGACCAATTGGGATCCGCTTGAAGAAGTCATAGTAGGTGATTGCCATGCGGTACATGCACTGGATTGGTATGTGCCCAAACCACAACAGTCTGCATTCAATCAAATACTTGAAGAAACCAAGCAAGATCTCAACAGGTTGGCGGCGTTGTTACAATCACTTGGTGTGACAGTTCATCGTCCCTTGGTCCCGAACATACAACAAAATATCCAACTGCCCACATTTTCAATCAAGTGTGCAGTGGCGCCTGTGGTGCCCAGAGATCAATTTTTGGTATATGGTTCCACTGTGTACCAAACATTTACCAGCATGCCTGACAGATATATCGATAGTTTGTCGTATTATAAAATTTTCTGCAGCCTATTCAAACAAGGGCACAACTGGCTTAGTCAACCAGCGCCGATTTTGTTTGACATGCCCAATGATGTAGACTGGACACAGCAAGGTGAAACAGTCTATAAAAAAATATTGCACGAACGTGTGTTGTGGCACACAGCAACCATGTTCAAGTGCGGTGATGCATTGATTACCAATACTGCTGGTCCAGGCACTGCTTTGGGACTGGAATGGATGCAAAGAAACTTGCCACCCAACACTGTGGTAGCCAATCACAATACCACGCAAAACAACTGGGGTCACATTGATCATGGGTTTTTGATGATAGATGACCACACTGTGATCTGCAAGAACTCGGAGTTTGTGCCCAAAGTTTTGCGTGATAAAAATATAATATGTGTGCAACAATATCTAACTGAGAATCAATCAGTGCTACCTGCTCATGCTGTGTTGAGCAACAATCTGCAGCACATACACAGCCTGCTGGATGAAGCCAAGGGCTATGAACAAGTTACCAACTTTGATTTGAATGTGCTGGTAGTAGATTCCAAAAATATTATTTTTGGATCTCATCGTCCAGAGTTATTTGCACATTTAAAACAGCATGGTATAACATGTCACGTCAGTGAATTTAGACACAACAAATTTTGGTATGCCGGCATACACTGTGTTACCTTGGATATTCGACGCCGTGGTCAACAAAGAAAGATTATCAATGAAATATGAAACATTAAAAGAAGCACAGAACGCAGGTGTAGCACCTTGGGATTTAGAAGTTGAACAACTGTCAGACTTTCACGTGGCAGTGTTTCGAGATCGTTATCCTGTTGCCCGTGGGCATTTGTTATTTGTGCCACAGTACAACACAGATGCGGTAATTAACGACTGTTTTGAAACTGCCATGCGTGAAGGTCGTAGAATGGTTGACGCTGGCGAATGTGATGCATTCAACATAGGCATCAACATGGGTGCAGCGGCAGGCCAAACTGTGATGTATCCGCATGTGCATTTGATTCCTCGTCGTCATAGCGACTGCGCTGATCCTGTGGGAGGTGTGCGTGGAGTGATAGTTGGTCAAGCCAATTATAAAAGTGCATCGTATCAACTTCCCAACTGATTTTTCGCAATGATACGCTATCTAGAGTTACCAAAAATTCCCGATGACATTTTGCAAATCATTCCGACTGAGTTGAATAAATATCATTGCAAGATTAACTATGGCACTTACAATTGGTCTGACAGTTTCAATCAAGAACTCAATGCCTGGGGACAACAGTATATTTGCCAAGATATGTATTTTGCTTTTCAATTGATGACTGGCGATGTACCTACACACAAAGACATAGGAACAAAAACCAAACTGGTTTATCTTCTTTGCACTGGCGGGGACAATGTGATAACAAATTTTTACAACAAAAACAACAAATGCACACATAGTTATCACATAGAACTACATCGTTGGCATATTTTGCAAGCAAGTAGAAAACACAGTGTGGATGGAATAGTGCCAGGAAGTCTAAGACTCAGTGTTACTGGACGTATTTTTTAATCACCTACCGGCCTTTGGCATCATTCCCGGTATACAAATTCTGCTGCCTATGCTAAAATTAACATAGGAGAAAAAGCATGTCACAAGATCAAAACCAAGTAGGTCACCGCTGGATGTCAGCAAGACAGTACAAGTACACATCAACCAAAGAGTATCACGATGCGTTTCCATGCGCATATCGTCAATGGCGAGCAGACAGTCATTGCAATTTGATTCATGGCTATAGTTTCTCGATGAAGTTCTACTTTGGTACAGATAACTTGGATGTACGCAACTGGGCTGCCGACTATGGTGGTCTCAAAGAACTCAAGTCGGTGTTGGAAAGTCAATTTGACCACACATTGTTGGTAGCCGAAGATGATCCTGAACTAGAGTTCTACAAGGAAATGGAACGCCGTAGTCTTGCCAAACTAACTATACTACCCAAACTGGGTTGTGAAGGACTGGCTGATCAGCTGTACAAATATGTGAACGGTGTTTATATTCCTGACATGTGGGGGCAAGGTGAAGCAGCTCGACTGTGGTGCTATCGCGTGGAAGTGCGTGAAACCCAGAGCAACATGGCTTTTAGAGAAGGCCATCGCGAATGGAATGAGGATTTATTTGCATAAGGATCAAGTATGAGTATGGTAACTTACGATCAATCACATCGTTACGATATTGCTATGTTGTTGGCCACACGAGGCCGAACTGAAAGTCTGGACCGCAGTGTTCGCAGCCTAATAGAGTTGGCTGACCATCCTGAACGTGTGCAGTTGATGTTTGCGTTTGATCGCGATGATGTGATTGGCAAAGATTATTTTAAAACGAAACTTCAACCCTGGATGGATCAACAAAAACTGGCCTACAAGGCCATGATATTTGATCGCCAGGGATATCACAGACTACACATCTACAACAACAAGTTGGCAGAAAATACCGATTCACGTTGGCTGATGATTTGGAACGATGATGCCTACATGGAAACTCAAGGTTGGGATACCACCATCATGAGTTACGAAGGACAATTTCGATTGCTGGCTTTTCATACTCACATGGATCATCCCTACAGCATCTTTCCTATCATTCCAAGAAAGTGGTTTGATTTGTTGGGCTATATCTCACCACACAGTGTGCAAGATGGCTGGCTAAGCCAACAGGCATACATGCTGGATATCTGGCAGCGTATACCTGTGAATGTGTTACATGACCGTGCAGATCTAACCGGCAACAACAATGATACCACGTTTCGTGAACGTGCATCGCTGGAAGGTCGTCCCATGGACGAAAATGACTTTCACAGTAGGTCACAGATAGCATTGCGACAGCAAGATTGCTATAAATTGGCAGCTTATATGTTGAATGATTTGCAAATGGATCTGAGTTTTTTCAACAATATCTGGCTGGGCGCACAAGATCCCTGGGAAAAATTAGCTAAAAATGATGTCAACAAGCAAATGGTTCAGTTTTCTAATCCGCATGTGCATTTTGGAAACAAGTAAATAAGACATGACATGTAACATTGCTTGGGTACAACCAAATTTTCAACAAGGACCAAAAGAGTTCAACGCCTACTATCTGCCTTATTCTGCAGGCGTGATATGGAGTTACAGCCTGGCAGACCCGGCCATACGTGAACGCTTCAAAGTTACTGAATTTTTGTGGCGCAGAGAAGCCATCGAAGAAACAGCTGAAAGATTGTGTAAAAATGACATGGTGGCATTCAGCACCTATGTTTGGAATCATCGCTACAACTATGAACTTGCTCGGCAGATCAAAGCACGAAATCCCAACACAGTGATTTTGTTTGGTGGACCTGAGCCTGCTATCACAGACGTCAACATTTTCCGGGACAATCCTTTCATGGATTTGATCATTTGTTACGAAGGTGAAATCACATTCAAACGTGTGTTGGAAGTGTTTGACACCAAGAACTGGGAAAGTGTAGCCGGCCTGCTGATCAACAGAAATGGCGAAGCTGTAAAAACTGAAGAAGCCAAGCGTATTGAAAGTCTTGAAGAAGTTGAAAGTCCATACTTGTCTGGTATATTTGATCAACTCATAGCTGATCATCCTGAGGTAACCTGGCAAGGCACCCTGGAAACCAATCGTGGCTGCCCGTATCAATGTACCTTTTGTGACTGGGGCAGTCTGACCTACAACAAAGTCAAGAAGTTCAAACTGGAACGTGTGTTTGCTGAACTGGAATGGATGGCTCAGCACAACTTTGATTGGATCAGTATAACTGATGCCAATTTTGGCATGTACCCCGAACGTGACGGCATGATTGCAGACAAGATCATTGAGTGTCAAGAAAAATATGGATCACCAAGAACATTCTCAGTGGCCTGGGCCAAGAATCAAAAGAAAGAAGTCATAGACATTGTGAAGAAACTGTTGGATGCCAAGGGATTCAATCAAGGACTCACACTCAGCGTACAGAGTTTGGACTTGGATGTGCTGGAAAACATTCGTCGCAAGAACATGGAAATGAACAAGCTCAACGAAGTATTTGAGCTGTGCGACCAACGCAACATTCCTGCATACACAGAATTGATCCTGGGCCTGCCTGGTGAGACCCTGGAAACATGGAAAAAAAACTTCTATGCCTTGTACGAATTAAATCAGCACACCGGCATCACAACATTCCAAGCACAGTTGTTGGAAAATGCCGAAATGAACCTGTTACAGAAGAAACTGTTCAAGATCACCAGCCAACCTGTAACAGACTACTTTGCTGGCAGCTACAGTGTGGAACACATTGAAGAAAGCATTGATGTCATCACAGGCACCAAAGACATGCCTACTCCAGTGATGCTGGATGCACAGATATTTGCCTGGTTCCAGACCACGGTTCACATCAACGGCTTTGCTACTTTGGTCGCACGTTTTATCAACAAGTACCTGAACATCAGTTACAACAACTACTACGAAGAATTGTTTGCACACTTCATGACCAATGAATGGGTAAAGAAAGAAGAATCTGAAGCCCGTATGTACTTCAACAATTGGATGATGACCGGACGCATTAACCATCCCAAGATTGGTGTGGAAATACACGGCTGGAACATCATTCACAGAACCAGCATGAACATGCACCAGGAAAATCAAGTGGAACAGTTGTATGATCATCTGGAACAGTTTCTAGAACGCTACAACTTGCCCCCAGATCTGTTGGCCAGCTTGATGAAACTGCAAAGAAGTTACTACATCAAGTATGATGACAGAAATCAGTACCCCATGAACTTGCAGTTGGAATACAACATCTGGGAATATTTGAGCTTCAGTAAGCCTCTAGAAAAAATTCCCACTGTGTATCGATTGGATTTTCCTGAAGACAAGACCATGAGTTTTAATAGATTTTTGGAATTGTTTTACTTTGCAAGACGCAGAAACTTTGGCAAGGCCACGGTGGATCGCGTCAGTGGCGGAGACTCCAAAGGCGCTCGTCGAGGCGCAGGTGCTGCCAAAGCACAAGGCAGTTTTTCAGTGAAGAAAAAACAACTAGTGGCGTGATGTCAAGACTGTTTACATTTGGGTGCAGTTTTACCAACTATCGTTGGAGCACCTGGGCCGATTGTCTTGCTCCTGAATTTGATTATTTTGAAAATTGGGGGCAGGCCGGTGGCGGCAATCATTATATTTTTAACTCAGTGATGGAAGCTGATCAGCGTCACCAATTTGGTACAGGTGACACTGTGATAGTTTGTTGGACCAGTTTAGATCGCGAAGATCGTTATGTTGATGGACGATGGCATACTCCGGGCAATGCGCATTTTGCAACCAATGTGTTCAACAAAGAATATCTCAAAACACACATTGATGAGCGAGGATTTTTAATTAGAGATCTTGCCTATATCAAAGCAGTAAAAACGTTGTTGGAAAATTGTCCAGGGTTGACCTGGCGTTTCTTGAGCATGGTAGAACTCATGGCTCGTCCCTGGCCCGATGATGATGTTAGTTTGCACAGAGATGTCATGAGATTGTACAGTGATGTACTGGATACTATCTTGCTGGGCTATGATAAAACTGTGTTTGCTGAAACTGGATGGCCCAATAGAAATGGCGATCCACATCCCAGTCCAGACGAGCATTTGGCCTATTTGGACGCAGTGTTGCCGGGATGGGTGACAAAAGCAGAAACTCGTGTTAAAATGCATGAACAAAGCGTCAATCTAAATAAAGATCCCCGCAAGTCGGGCATGACAAAGGTAACAAGACTATGAAATTAAAAGTATCAGAATTATTTTATTCAGCACAAGGTGAAGGACGCTATGTTGGCGTACCCAGCATATTTTTACGCATGTTTGGTTGCAACTTTACGTGTAGTTCATTTGGTTGCAAGCCAGGTGAACGCAGCACAGAAGCAGACGAAGTTGCTAAAACGGTTGGTCTATACCGAACATTTGAAGAACTGCCCTTGGTGAACACTGGGTGTGACAGTTACGCTTCATGGCATCCTGACTTCAAGCATCTTAGTCCCACATACACAGTAGCCGAACTGGTGGACCGAATGACTGAGTTGTTGCCCCGTGGCTCATGGCTACAACCCAATGGCAATCCTGTGCATTTGGTGATCACTGGCGGCGAGCCATTGCTGGGTTGGCAACGTGCCTATCCAGAACTGCTGGATGTACTAGCCGAGCGTGGACTGCGACATATCACATTTGAAACCAATGGTACTCAAGAATTGAGTCGAGAGTTTAGAGACTACTTGCGCAACTGGTTTGGTGAGATCACGTTCAGTGTCAGTCCCAAGCTCAGCGTGTCGGGCGAGTCCTGGTCTGATGCCATCAAGCCTGACGTGGTCTGGGACTATGAGACATATGGCGTGACTTATCTCAAGTTTGTGGTGGAAAAAGTTGCGGACTTTGACGAACTGGACCGTGCTGTGGATGAATATCGCCTGCGTGAGTTTGGTGGTCCTGTGTTTGTGATGCCAGTGGGCGGAGTTGTATCAGTGTATGACGGCAATAGAATCTCAGTGGCTGACGAAGCACTCCGACGTGGCTACTGGTACAGTCCACGACTTCACGTTGACCTTTGGGGCAATGGATGGGGCAAATAAATGTTTGATTGTGTATTAGTCAACGGAGACAGTTACTCTGCTTCCGATAAAAAACACAAAGTCTATGCGGATTTTTTGCAAGAATGTTTGGATGTGCCTGTGCATAATATTGCATGGTCTGGTTCAAACAATCAAAGAATAATAAGAAGCACTTTAGAACATTTAAATCACTACAAAAACCCACTGGTGTTGATTGGTTGGAGTTTTATTAGACGTATTGAGGTATGGTACTATGGACAAAAACCATCTGTACTGCGTTGGATACCTGACCGATCTAAAGACATAGACAGTAGCAAACATCCTAAATTTATAACATTAGATTTCTTGGTAGACGAAAAAGAAGCAACACTAGAACAAAAATGTTTGATAAATGATGATTTCTTTGTACATAAACAGTTAACTGATTTTTACACCAGTTTGTATATGTTTGCGCACACTTTAGAATCACTGGGTATCAAATACCAATTTTTTTCAGCGGCAAAAAATACTGAAATTCCTATTAATTGTTTTCCATATATCGAATCTTTGCAACAAGTACAATGGTGTCACACCAACAAAAATTTTTACAAATTACATGATTTTTGTATTTTAGACTGGGCCAAAGAGCATGATGCTGATGCCCACTCAGTTACTGGACATTTGAGTGAAAATGGTCACAAAAAATTTGCTGGTTTTTTGTTAGACAACATAATATGATACTGGATGGAGCATTTGAAATGTTTGATTGGTTAAAGAAAAAAATGTCACCACCACCCCCGGTGCGTACAGAAAAAGCACCACGTGTGGTCCGGGCGCCAGAAAAGGCACCTGAAAAGAGTGCCAAGCAATTGGCCACCGAAGCCAATGAACCTTATGTGGCTATCATCACCATGGACATTGATCCCAACAACCTGCACCAAGGTGCATTTGAATTGGACTGGAATGAGATATTCATTGCACGACTGGTCAAGGCTGGCTACATGATGAAGCCCACAGACGCAGACTCAGACATTGTGGATCGTTGGTTCCAAAATGTGTGCAGACATGTTGTGATGGAAACATGGGAACAAGACCAGGCCATGCGCAACTCAGCAGGCGGTTATGTACACACCCGTGACATTGGTGACGGACGCACCGAGATTAGTTAAGGAAATTGATATGAATGTAGGATTTACAGCTTCAACTTTTGACCTGTTTCATGCAGGTCACATCATAATGCTAAAAGAAGCCAGAACTCAGTGCGATTATTTGATAGTAGGATTACAAACGGACCCTACCATTGATCGTCCTACAGAAAAAAATAAACCTGTGCAAAGTATTTTTGAACGTTATGTGCAGTTGCAGGCCTGCAAATATGTAGACGAAATAGTGGTGTATGCCACAGAAAAAGATCTTATAGATATTTTACTTTCTTATCCCATTAACATAAGAATATTGGGAGACGAATATGAAAACAAATCATTCACAGGACGGCAAGAATGCATTGGCAAAGGTATCAAATTTTACTTTAACAAAAGGCAGCACACATTTTCTACTACAGAACTAAGACAACGTGTAATTGACACCGAAGCAACCAAGTTCATGACCAAGGCCACTGCACTCGACATGAATCGCAAATGATATTGTATGTCAACGGTTGCAGTCACACTGCGGCTGCAGAAGCAGTGGTGCCAGATGCATTTGCTGAGGATGATGGTAAGAACGGTACTGATCGTCGTCCACATCCACTTAACTTGGCAGCCAGTTGGTGTACACATTTGGCACGTAATCTTGGTCGTACACTGGTTTGTGATGCAGAGTCGGCCAGCAGTAACGATCGCATTATTAGAACCACTAGAGAATGGATCTCTGCCAATCCTACTCAATTACAAAACGTATTCATGGTCATACAATGGACCACTTGGGAACGTGAAGAGTGGTTGCACAACGGAACTTGGTATCAAGTCAACGCATCTGGCACAGACTGGGTTCCAACAGAGTTGCACTTGCGCTACAAGGAATATGTGGCCAATCATGACTATCGGGCAAAGACTCAAGAATGGTACAAAAAAATCTGGGACTTGCATGTTGAATTCTTGGACAGAAAAGTAATACATTTGTTTTACAACGGCTGGAGTACATTTAGTGATATTCCCAACAAAAGAGATTTTGGTAAAAACTATATTGGTCCATACAGTCGAGATTTAAGTTATAACTCTGTACTTGTAAACAACGGATTTGAGTGGGTCTCCCCAAATTCTTACCATTTTGATGCCAAAGGTCATTGCTTTTGGGCCAAATATGTGTTACAATACATCAACGAACACAACTTGGTACCTACACATGCGCTATCTACTGATTGATACCAGCAACATGTTTTTCCGTGCGCGGCACCAAGCGCATCGTGCCGCTGACACATGGACCAAATTGGGCTTTGCCCTGCACCTTACCTTGATGAGTGCAAACAAAGTGGCACGTGATTTGGGTGCTGATCATGTGGTATTTGCACTAGAGGGCAGGAGCTGGCGCAAAGATCATTACCGACCCTACAAGGCAAATCGTGCTGTGGCACGTGGGCAAATGAGCGAGTCAGAAGCAGAAGAGGACAAACTGTTCTGGGAAACCTATGATGAGCTGACTAAATACTTGTCTACACGAACCAACTGTAGTGTGATCCGTTGTGCCACAGCAGAAGCAGATGATATCATTGCACGTTGGATTGCTTTACACCCCCAAGACGAACACGTTATTGTCAGCTCAGATTCCGACTTTGTGCAGTTGATTGCACCCAATGTGAAATTGTACAATGGCATCAATGATCACTTGTTCAGTCCTGCTGGTGTCACAGACGCAAAAGGCAAAAACTTGGCATTCACTATTGAGAGCAACTCAAAGATCAAGGTTGGCAAAGCCGATGCCAACTTTGTGCCTCCCACTGACTATCAACAGTGGGTGTTGTTCTTGAAGTGCATGCGTGGTGATCCTGGTGACAATGTGTTCTCGGCCTATCCAGGTGTGCGTGTTCGAGGCACAAAGAATCAAGTGGGACTCACAGAAGCATTTGAAGATCGTGACCGTCGTGGCTATGCTTGGAACAATCTCATGTTGCAACGTTGGATGGATCATGAGCAAACAGAACGCAAGGTGTTGGAAGATTACGAACGCAATCGTACTCTGATTGATCTTACTGCACAGCCCGATGCCGTCAAAGCTGTGGTAGATGAAGCCATACGTGAGCAGATTAGTCATAGGGATGTAGGCATGGTAGGTGCGCACTTCTTACGATTCTGTGGCCGATACGAACTCACCAAACTCAGTGACTATGCAGATGCAATTGGTCGCTGGTTGAATCAAACATACAAAGGAGTATTAGATGATCGAAGCCAAACCCATAGTGGATCAAAAGTATTGGATCTTGAAACAAGATGATCGCAAGGTTGGTGTGGTAGAAGCCGAGAGTGATGGCTACACTGTGCGCATCAATGATCAAGTGGGCCGGTTCAAAACCATTCCCATGGTGCGAAAGCAGGCCAACATTGAGTTTGCACCACCTGAGAAGATCACAAGGCCTGCGCCAGATCAAGTGCATGGATTTGAAACAGGTTGTAGAGCATTCAATCCCATGTGGGACGTTAAACATAAGTTGCCACTGTTCACAAAAGAAAACAAATCAAAGTCATGGTATGCCGCTGGTTGGTATGCTGTGCGTCAACATCGCTCATGGAAACTGATTCGCAACCCAAAACTAATTGTGTTGGAACGTTACCAATATCGTGGTCCATTTCATACTCAGGAGGCAGCACGTGACCAATCCCTTTCGTGATCAGAAGAAATTTATGCGGGCTTGCGACCAAACGGTTGAAGGCTTTGATCAAGATCAATTCAATATGTACAAAAATTTAATTGCGGAAGAGTTCCGTGAACTGCAAGAAGCTCACGACATGGAAGCAGAATTGGATGCACTGATTGATATCCTTGTGGTCACAATCGGTGCTATCCACTCAGCCGGCTTTGATGGTGAAGGCGCATGGAAAGAAGTCATGAGCACAAACTTTGCCAAAATTGATCGTGATACAGGCAAAGTACGCCGGCGTGAAGATGGCAAGGTGCTCAAACCCACTGGTTGGCACCCACCGGTGTTGTATCCATACCTAACTAAAAAATGAAAACACGCGAACAAATCATCACTTCAATGTGCTACACCTGGCGGCATGATTATGGACTTGATAAAATGGAACATGACGGTCCTGGCGGGTTGATTTCAGCAGGATTAACTGATGCTGAACGCAAACTGTTATGGCGCCAAATGGCACAGATTTTTGACAATGACATTGCACCACACATGGAGTTTCGACCATGAGTCTGCACATAAATCGTTTTGTAGACTCAATAAAGGCTGCAGAAAGTCGCGGACAGCGAGAACTACAAATAAGCCTGCGTGATGCCAAGGATCTACACAGTGATATTACCAAACTGTTGCTCACCCTGGAACAAATGCGTACACAACAAGCACGTGGTGCAGAAATAGTAGAAGTGCAGATCACCGGCGGTAGTTTCAAATCTACATAGTTATTGGCATAAATAAACGCGGAGTTTAATATGTCAAGACCAAAGCCTACGGTGCTGATTGAGCACACTAACAAACAGACTTACAAGACAGAACAAGTGCTGGCGTCAGAGGGTGTTTGGGCGGTGTTTTTTGAGGCCAAGCCTATCAACTTGAAAACCAGCAACTTGCTTACTCAGTTTCCTGGTCCCAAGTACAAAAAAGTATCGTTCTCCAACCCAGGGCATGCCATTAACTTGGCTAGAAAACTCAACACACAGTTTCGAACAGACAAGTTCAGTGTTGTGCTGTTGACACAAGGGGATAAGATCTATCCCAATGCTCAATAAACTTGCTCTTACTCAGGAACTGATAACACGTTATCCTGATGCGCCACCTCTTGATGAAGCCATGCGTACCTGGTGGCAGAACATTCGAGATGACGGTGGCCTAAGACTCACACACGAAGGCTTCTATGTGTTTGAGAACTTGTTGGAATTGGACAGTTACACGTTTGATTTGCCAGAGAAGTTGTTGACTCCCAAGAACCTGCTGGCGCTAGATCGCCGCATGACTTGTCCTTACTACATGGTCAACAATCGCAAACTCAACAAACTGGTGATGTTTGGCAGTAAAGAAGCTATGATGGCCACACTGCATGGAGACATGCAGAGATTTATCACAAGTTTAAGTTACTGATATCACGCTGGAATCGCATTTCCATCATGGTTGAATAATCATCCAACAAAAATTTACGTTGCGCACGTAATCGTTCACGATATGGTGCCAAGTCTATACGTCCCTGTATCAAGTCTTGATTTAGTATCAACGCCTGCTCTGCACGAACTTTATTGGGCATGTGGTCATAACTTGTGTCCACCAAGTCTGAGAACATGTCAAAGCCTAGTTCTCGACAGTGTTGCACAATGCCCTGATGCCCGACCAAGATAGGTATTTGTTCGGCGGCCATGGCCAACAAGGTCTTTTCTGATATAATTCCCGGGACAGTGGCATATTCTGTTTCTGTCACAATGTTCACAGCACAAGTGCTGTACACGTAATCCAAGTTTATAAAGTTGTCGACATTGTTGTAGGTGTAGTTGGTGTAGTCATGTTGTGGCAAGCGTATGCGATCGTGGTAGCTCAACACACCACCATACCAACCTTGCAATATTTGCATCACACGTGACCTATGATCACACATACGGCCGTTCAAACACTGCCATGCCTGTGTTCGAGGTTGGCCAACAATGTGTTGCCATTCTGGCCAACGCTGGCGCAGTTGGTTCACAAGATCATAGTTGTGATTGCTAAACTCAACCAATCGAACGGGCCCTGTGTAAATTTGATCTAATCCGTGATTCCAATATGTCACAACCACACGGTCAGCACGTGATCCATAACGCTGTTCTATCTGCTCAAGTTCCAGCACACGACCGTCCTGTATGTTTACCAAATCCTGAAAATGCAACAACAAGATGTCTGTGTCAAAGGCAGGCAAGCGCAGGCTCCATCCTGTGTCAGGCGAGCGGGCACTTTCAAAACAATGATAAACAGGAGTAAATGACACGCCTTTATTGGTCAACTGTTGGGCAAACAAAGCACTGTAATTCATGGCGTATTTACAACAGTCAAAAGGTAGTACTTTTGTAGTACTACTTTCTGGTTGACCAAATATGCCCGAAATGCTATAATACACACATGATGAGAAAGAAACGCACCGATCGAACCCACATTGTATACACAATCCAAATTGGATTGGAGTACTACATTGGTATTACCGCTAAAACTCAGCGCACCATAAACATGTCGCTTCGTAGCCGAGTCAACAAGCACATCTACCGCGCTCGCACTGAGAACAAGAGCTGGAACCTGTACGAAGCAATTCGCGCCGCAGGCGAATCTGCTGTAAACTATGCCATCGTGGACACGGTGCGTGGCAAAGATGTTGCACACCGACTAGAGCGCGAGTTAATACAAAAGTACGCACCTGCGTTGAACACTGATGTGCGGGTAAAGCAAAACGGTTGACCAATAATCGCCGTTTTGCTATAATATACATATAGCAAACAACCTGGAGTCAGCAATGGAACAGTTCAAATCGTGGGAAGACATGACAGATCTTGAGCAAGCCCAATGCACCTATTGGGACATGTACAAGGACGCTTATGGCCATCGTCCCCGTGGTGTTGACACCAGTGCCTGGACTCTAGAAATGTTTGAACACGAATTCAAACATCTGGCAGTGATTATTGATCGCGAAGAAGCCGATCGTAGGCTCTCTGAGGCTCTGGCTGTCAAGAAGTTTGAACAGCATGTACTCAACACCATTTGCATGGGTGCTCGGGACCGCGAAACTGCCCTGAACTGGATCATGGATGCTAGCAACGCCAATGGCGACTGGGAGTATCTGTGTTGGGACCTGGGCTTGCCCTATCATTATTTTAGAAAGGTGGCATGATGAAATTCACAGTTGAATGGAATGACCCAATGCATCGTTGGGACGTGGTGCGTTGGGCTACCAGTGCGGAAGGTGTATGGGCTGGTACCACAGTGGACCGATGTTCGGTGCTTGAGGATGCAGAAGAAATTTGTGCATATCACACAGACATGATGAACCCTGAATTGTGGGCAGATCATGAATGTGAATTTGATCGGGAGATAGCATGACCATGCCTGCTGGACGATACTACATTGGTGACCTGTGCTATGTCATGCACCCAGAATGGTCAGAGTGCTGTGACTTGTTTTTCCCACCTGGATCCTCGGGCCGTGGTGTAGATGGCGAGTTTGTGCTCAAGGACGGTCGACGCTTTGCCAACTTTGGTACAGCCTATGGCGATGGCACCTACCGTTCCAGTATTGGCACTGCACACTCTGTGGACTCAGGCAGTATTGGTTGCATACTTGCGGAACACATTCGCGACACCAAGTACGACCCCACAACCATCCAACAACTGGGTGCATTTGTGGATTTTGCTGAACCTTTTGAAGTGTTGGAAGACACTGGTATGATTGTGTTTGGTCATGTCCGGATAGAAACCAACACCGACTATGATTGGGACCAAGAGGAGAGTGAACAATGACCAAAGTTGTGATAAACACATGCCACGGTGGCTTTGGGCTCAGTGCCGCGGCTGAACGAAAATACCAGGAACTGGCTGGCATCGCAGACCCTGATTTTCACAGCCGCCTTATACCGCGAGATGATCAGCATCTAATTGCTGTGGTCGAACTCATGGGTGCGGCAGCCGACGGCGGTTATGCCGAGTTGAAGATTGTGGACGTGCCCGACGATGTCAATTGGTATATCGAGGAATATGATGGTCGAGAATGGGTGGCCGAACGTCACCGAACCTGGGAGTAAATCATGGCAACTGAACCTGATGACATGGACATGCCTGAATGGAGTGATGACTTGGTGGTCAAGTCAGTGCCGGCACAGGACCTGCACCAGGGTCCAGCCACAGTCAAACCCTTGAATCGCAGTTGGGCTCAACAACATGGTCCGCAACCCCCAGGACCTGGTCTGCGAGCCTTGGATTTCTTAATCTTGGCCATGTTTGCTGTATCTGTGTTATTGTTTATCAAAGCATGCGCCTGGGCATTGTTCAGTTAGGCAAAATTGCTCTAGTTAGGTCCCGGGGCAGAGGCGTTGTATATAGTACATGAAACGAAAACTTGTCAACCAAGTACGCGAACTGCTAGAACGCAATCTCAGCACTGCCGAAATAGCACACAGAATGGGCATTGACATAGACTTGGTCAAGATGGCCACCAATCTCATCAATCAATTGCTGACTTAGCTGTTGCATAAGTAATTGCAATGTCAATTACTGATTCCAAAAAAATAATACCCATACAAACCACACAATATCCGACAGTGTCTCCGGTTGCGGTCAGCGACGACACGCATGTAAAACTTTCTGAAATGTTTGTGGCTGCACAAAAAAGCCCAACTGAAAGTCGCAAGCAAAAAAATCTCACTGAAGTTGCAATACATCACGAAACAATTAGATCAAATCGTGTGGCCCTGATTGTCATGCCTGAATGGAGCACTATTTCACCACCATATGGCATTGCTAGAATGGCAGCACTGAGCAAGCATGCAGGCTTTGCTACCAAAACATGGGATATAAATGCTGTTTGCAAAAAACAAGCGTCCGCAGAGTTGCTGCCGTATTGGAGCAGTTATGAAGATTGGAAATGGCAAGACCCTCATTACAGCAAAATATTGCACCCCATGCTTGAGCCAATGCTGTTGCCATACATAGATGAGATTTTGTCTTGGCAGCCCACTGTATTGGGATTCAGTTGCTGGTACACCAATGATGCATGCACCATGTGGATGATTGAACAATTCAAATGTCGATCACCGGATTTAAAAATCATCATTGGTGGCCCCAATATCACGCAAATGAACAACAATGGCAGTGTTGGCTCTGATGGTGGCAGACCCCACAACCCTGCAATCGATCATTATGTGTCTGGCGAAGGGGAGATGTTGTGGTTACAGGTGTTGGAAAACATAGAAAACCCCACAGAAGATTTGCCAAAATTTTTAGTTCAAAGCAAAGATGCACGTATAGATCTAGACAGTATGCCACCGGCTGACTACAGTGACTTTGATATTTCGTTGTATGATTCTCGCGGCATCACCAGTGAGTTCAGCCGAGGTTGCATTGCCAACTGTGTGTACTGCAATGAAACAGTGTTCTGGAAATATCGTGCCAGGCAAGGATCTCGTGTGTTGGAAGAAATTGAAATTGCCTATCGCAATCAACACATACAAAGTGTAACGTTCATAGACAGTTTGTTGAACGGAAATCTTCGCGAGCTACGAGCATTTGCCGAAGGGTTAATGGAACAAAACATACGCATCAATTGGAGTGGGTACAGTCGAATTGATGGCAAGATGGATCGAGACTTTTGGGCATTGTTGAAACGATCAGGTGCCACGGGGTTTGCGTTTGGAGTAGAATCTGGATCACAGCGAGTGCTGGACTTGATGAAAAAGAACTGTCGAGTAGAATGGATAGAACAAAATTTCAACGACATGGCTGAAATTGATTTTTGCAATCAATTTGCCACTTGGTTCACTGGTTTCCCTGGGGAAGAACTAACTGATGTTGCACAAACACAAACCTTGATGTGGCGACTGCGAAACTCAGGCATGGGAGCTCAAAGTGCTGGCACCTGCGGACTGGGACATAACACACCCTTGGATTTGGAACGAGAACGATTTGGTGTGAGACGCATTGACTGGACCCACGGATGGGCCACACAGGACCTGCGCAACACTGTGTTTCACAGATTCGTAAGATTCAAACTTACCAATATACTGCTGGAACAATTTAGATTGCACAGTACCAAAAGATCATACCGTCCGCATTGTCAAGAACCTGATTTAAAGAACCAATATCAAATTGAATCAGACCCTGCAAATTGGGCAGACTCAATTCCTTGGGAAAAAGAATTTGATTACGAGATCATCAAAGTGGATATCAATCCCATGGCCAATAGTTTGATCAACGAAATCTGGCCCTTGTTGCGAGTGTTTTGGCTGGCCATGGGTGCTTACCGGTTCCGTGTGGAGTTTGATCCAGACCGAGATCTTAGAGAATTTGGCACAAGGCGCTATCCAAAATATCCCGATCATTGGGCAGCAGGAACAAAATTTGAATTTCGTGCTGTGTACAATTTTGAAATCAATGATCAGGGTGTGTGGAATGCAGATTTTGATATCAGCTTGCAAGGCGAAGCCTATGATGACAACCCAGCTGCCAATCATCACAATCAGGGTCGATCATTGAACTTTGATTTCAAATGGGTTCATACAGATGTTTGGACCAGACCAATAACCACTTGACTTGGTATAGAATCGAAAGATTTATATGTAGAGGTAAAAGGATATGAGACCGAAAGAGATAGATCAAAATGGTTGCAATTTCCTGAAAAATTGTGTATAATTAAAGAGAAAGAAATAAGGCAAATTCGAGAAGGTTGTTTTGTGGGACTTTAGCATAGCGGTAGTGCCGAGAACTCATAATTCTTACGGGACTGGTTCGAATCCAGTAGGTCCCACAAAACAACTTTACGTTTCAATTCACTGGCGTTAGTATAATGGATAATACAGCGGATTTCTACTCCGCGAATGTGGGTTCGATTCCTGCACGCCGGACCAGTAAATACAAAGTGCGGGTGTGGTGGAACTGGCAGACACACCTGGTTTAAGCCCAGACGCCGTTGGCGTGAGAGTTCGAATCTCTCCACCCGCACCAAAGGAACTGCAATGAACGATCCCAAGATTGAACCACACCATGACAGTGAAGGCACCCACGATGACTTCTTTGATGACATCAGAGGCCAGTGGGCCCGAGCAGAGGCTGAACGCAAGCAGACTGATGAGTTCCGAGTCAACAACATGGAATATGACATGAGCCAGGCCGACTGGTTCTTGAGTAAAGTGCGTGGCAGTGAAAACTATGCGCAGCACTTGTACGCTGCCTTGTGTAACAATCAGTTTCAAAAGCAAGATGTTTGGTTGGTGTTGAAGGATCAACACTGGAGTTGTTCATGGCGTTATGCTGGTGGTGTGGTGGCAGACTTTCAAGGCCAAGGCGGCAACTACATGGATTGGTACTGCTCGGGCATTGGTCCCAAAGACGACACTGAGTTTGTGGGCGAAGGCACGGTCACTGACGAAATAGCCGCAGATTTGGCTCTGGTGGGCTGGCGTGTGATTGAAGAGCCCGACAGCGAGTGAGAGTAAATACTGTATGCAAAAATATTTTCAATCAACTCCAGACTGGTTGTATCACTCTCCGGCACTGGACGTCGATGCGTTAGCAGCAATACAAAAAGAATTGATCAAGCTGTCAATTCATACCAAAGCTGATATGTTGGTTCCTTATACCAGCACTTTTGTAGCATATGGCATGCTTCCACTTGAAAGAAAAAATATATTTGACCGATGTCCTGTATTGATTCAAGAGCTACAGCGTTTGAAATTGCTTGATAGTTTTTATTGGATAGGATTTGTTTCTGTGGACGCCAGCAAAGAATTTCCGCCACACATTGATACCTTGGATGTGGGTTTAAACATCCCTTTGCACAACTGCGACAACACCTACACTGTATGGTACGATGCCAAGATATTGGATCAACCATTCCCAGATCATGTGATAGGAACAGAAGTGGTCAAAGCTGCTAGAATAGTGGACAAAAAGAATGCTGTGGAAATTGATCGAGTCGAAGCCAATCGGCCGTTGTGGCTCAATACCAACGTGGCTCACAGGCCCGAAACACATCATGACAAATTGAGAATGGCTGCCAGTATCAGATTTTATCCCGAGCCCATCAACGAAAAAGGTGAACTGTGGCCACATTTGGTTAAATAAAAGTTATTGCTGTATGAAGTGAAGAGAAAAGTGTTGTTTGAAAATGTTGAGGAGTAGATATGTTTGGTATTGCAAAAACTGGAGGATGGATATAATGCGTAAATTATTATTTGGTTTGATATTAATATCTGGTTCTGTACTAGCACAAGATGTGTATGTGGTCAGCATCCAGCCCAGATACGTCACTGTACAACAGCAACAATGCCGTACTGTTGAGGTGTATCAAGACAACAGCAATGTGGGCACTGTGATTGGTGCTCTGGCTGGTGGGGTTATTGGACATCACATGGGGTCGGGCAATGTAGGCACCATACTGGGCACTGGCATAGGTGCCACAGTTGGCAACAAGGTCGGTCGAGACCAAGGCACAGTGGTCAACAAACAAGTTTGTGACACAGTGCCAGTCACTGTACAACAAGGTGAAACTGTTACCTTCAACTATCGAGGACGAGTGTTCACACAAGTTTTTGGTAATTAAAGTTATTGCTGTCTAAAGCTATTGACATTTTTGTTGAAATAAAATACAATAAATATTGTATCATCGTATGAAGTGATAAGAAAGGTGTTCAAGACGCGAGTTCGAATCTCGCCACCTCCGGAGAGCATTTATAAAAGTGTTTTGCGGTGGGGGTGATATTGGAAATCGATTGGGCAATCAGTATTTGACCAGACGATGCGGCAAGGTAGAAGCCGTTAGGGCAGGGGATTCCCGGCCGAAGAAGCAAAACAAGTATCTGCTAACGACGATACATATCTTTTGGCCGCCAACGGTTGAAAGCGGGGCAGTTATGCCTTGTCACCCAAAATAGCAATAGGCTCTTCGGAGCCTATTTTCTTGATAAGTATTCGAATGATAGTTTACATACATGGTGCGAGTGCCACAGCAGAAAGTTTTACACACATTAGACAGTTTGTGCGGGATCATGTGGAAGAACCTGACATTGCCTTGGAGTACAACAGCGAAGCAGGATTTGACAACAACTTGGCAGAGATGCAGGGCCAATTGGATGATCAGGATCGACTGTTCTTTGTGAGCCACAGTCTGGGTGGTATCTATGCCTTGCACTTGGCCGATCACTATCGTGACCGAACAGTAGGCGGTGTGAGCCTGAGCACACCTTATGGTGGCAGCAAGCAAGCAGACTATGCACGTTACTTCTTGCCGTTCAATAGGCTGATGAAGGATATTGGTCCTGCAAGTCGCCCCATGGCAGATGCCAAAAAACTACCGGCACCCCCAAACTGGACACAGGTTGTTACCACACGTGGTGCCAGTCCTTGGATACAAGAACCCAATGATGGTGTTGTCACAATAGAGAGCCAGCAGTATCGGCAAGACTTTGAGCAAGTGGAACTACCACTAAACCACTACGAAGTGGTGATCAGCAACAGTGTGGTGGCGATTATTCTTGACCGAATTGGTCGTGTGATTGCTCAAAGAGGCTAGATTTTTGTTGACTTTTATATCAACGGCATATATAATACATTATGATTAAGCCGAACGCCCAACTGTCCATCGAGATACCCTCACACGATTATCGTGAGGCGCTGGCCTATACCTTACTCAGCGGGAGCAGTGGTACCTAATACCTAAGTACTATTTAAGCAAAAACCCGCTGATTTGGCGGGTTTTTCTTTTTCGGCTAGACCAATAATGGCACAGATGCTACAATAGACACAAGTTAGAAAAAACAGCACAGTCGATTGAGACTAGCTGAGGTTCATTAAAAAGATATCTTTCATATAGCCCTGTGCAAGTCGCAGGGTACTATATGAAAACACATTGGGTTACCAACTCCGGTAGGTTGCCTGACACAGAACTATTTCCTAGTGACGGCTAGGCTGTGTCAGGCGTACACGAAAGCAGACTCGCAAGAGCCTAGCACGCCGGACCCAGTTGGCCTGTAATGTGGTTGATAGACAAGTCCGTGGACGGCACGGTAGGGCAGGTTCAAAACTGCGCTCTCTATCAAACATCCCAATGTAGTTTCATATAGTAATTTGCACGATTCGTCTATCGGTTAGGACGCTGCCCTTTCAAGGCGGAAAGACGAGTTCGATTCTCGTATCGTGTACCAAGTTTGTTCAACAGGAGTCAGTATGCAATATTCAGTTTGGCGCATAGATCTGTATGAAGATGAGCGATTGGAAGTAATATCCCGTCATTGCTATCATCATTGGGTGAATGAAATACGCCCTCAAAGCAAATGCTTGCCTGACGATGATGAATTGGAAGAATTTGAACGTTGGCAGTACGAAACATGGGGTGCCTTGAAACAGCCCGGATTGAATCCCAATTCAGCCCACGGTTTGGTGGATGACCGCTGGATGGACTTTCCTTCAGAAACAGCGGCTGACAAATTTTTTGATTTCTATCGCGACAAAGAGTGGGATCATTGGGCAGAAAAAAACAACAGACGTGACCGTATGTTTGTTTGTTCTCGGTAAAGTTTTTGTAAGAGCATATCGCCTGAGCACTTCTCCCAGCAATGGGACACTAGGTTCTGCAACCTTGCTCTTACCCCTTTTTGGAGACGTGGCAGAGTGGTTGATTGCACGAGACTGTAAATCTCGCCCCTAAAAAGCGCGGTGGTTCGAATCCATCCGTCTCCACCATATGTTCTTATAGTCAAGCATCGATAAGGTATCGTGACAGGACGCTGTCACTATTCGGGTCCAAGCGGCCGGCGACGGATCCTGACACAACTGCATCGGCTTTGACTGGGAAGCACCCAACGTCTAAATTTGCGTTCTCGGTGCTTGACTATAAGAATTGGTCTCAAAGTGTTCATGGACGCACGTATGCCTGTCACGCATAAAGAAGGGGATCGTTACCCCTTGAGACCGCCAGATTTTTTGCCCCGGTGACGGAATTGGTATACGTGTTGGTTTTAGAAGCCAAATTTTAGGAGTTCGAGTCTCCTCTGGGGCACCAAGTTTTGTTGTGGTGTTAGCAAGAAAAAGACACTCTACTATGGATTCTTCGAAGGTCCCGGTAGTGTAAAGCACAGGCGGCGTGATTCCGTGCAAAAACTAAGTAATCAATCTGTGGTTGAGTATCCCAAGTAACGTACCGAGTCCCGCATGCAAATCCGGTAAAGGGTGAATGGTGCCAATAACGATGGTGGCACTACTGCAACAAATTCAATTCATGCCCCTGTCGTTCAACGGATAGGATACCATGCTACGAACGTGGGGACGGAGGTTCGATTCCTTCCAGGGGTACCATATAAAAACACATTGTATTTACAGAGTAGCGAGGTCTGTCTTAAGGGTTGCTCCCGTCAATGTGTTTTTATATGGTGCAGTTAGTTTAGTGGTAAAACCGCGGGTTGTGATTCCGCTGTCACGAGTTCGATTCTCGTACTGTACCCCATGTATATTGATTTCGGCGTGTGAAAAACTCATTGACTATGGGCCCAACTGCCAGGGACACTACTTGCTATCCAGAGCCGCTGACCGGGCGAGAGCCGCGTGGACTGCTAGTCACAGTCGAAGTCATGTTGCTGGAAGGACGACAGCGTAGCCTTTTTGCTGTGTTGTGTACCTTTAAACGCAGGGCAGTGCCGAATTCAATATAAATAAAACACGACGCAGAGTGGAGAAGTAGTATCTCACCAGGCTCATAACCTGGGGACCGGCGGTGCGAATCCGTCCTCTGCAACCAAATTCGCCAGTGTGGTATAAATACCACACTAGGTTTTCAAAGCAGGTTGACCTGCAATGGTAAATACACTATAATAGGAACTATGATGAAACAACAATTCTGTTCAATGTCCAAGCCCACAACACTCCAGGCATCCGTCTGGCTGTTGGCCAATGGCTCAGCGAACAGCATTCCAGGAGAACCGGGGTTCTGATTAGACTATATTCGTATATCTACCAAGAACCCTGGAACTAGACACTCCAGGGTTTTTCTTTTAGTGCAATGGCAACGCGAGCCGGTATCACTCAAAACTACAAATGTGGGCGGCCCGGAGGATGGGAAGCTAGTGGTGAAAACGCTAGTGGTAAAATTCCGGAGTATCAAAGCATATTCGATGTGCCCATAGCACATAGAAACATCCGAAACGTGAATATGCTTTGATACACACACTGGCAACAGTGTGTCTATAATAGATTCCGGTGTAGTATAATGGCAGTGCGGCGGTCTCCAAAACCGCTAGTGGGAGTTCGATTCTCTCCATCGGAGCCATAAAATTTGGGCTGTTAGTGATAATGGGAGCACGAGGCCTTTGCACGGCTTAGGTGGGAGTTCGATTCTCCCACGGTCCACCAAACATGATATAAGTATTCACAAGGAACGTGGGCCGGATGGTAAGGCACGGGATTGCTAATCCCGCGGTGGTGACGAGCCGCTGATAGGGTTCGACTCCCTAACGTTCCGCCAAAAAATATTCCCTAGTAGCACAGCGGTAGTTGCGCTTCACTGTTAATGAAGATGTCGTTCGTTCGATCCGAACCTAGGGAGCCAAATACAAAGGAAACAAGATGTCTAACACATTTAGAACTACAAACGATCCAATGAAACATCACAGTGGCAAGCCCAGGCTGGGTCCACTGAATGTGGCACAACTGACCAAGATGTTGGAAAGTGCAAGACCAAAAAATCGCTCAAAGATTCAACGTGCAATAGATCAAAAACTCAAAAAGTCTTGAACACACACGCCCTACTAGTATAATGGCATTACACTGGTTTTGTAATCCTGTGATGGCAGTTCGATTCTGTCGTGGGGCACCAATTTTTTACCAAGGAGATCTGTCATGAATAGTGACAAGAGTCACAAACCTATGGGCCGATAGTTTAACGGCTAAAACATCCGGCTTTTACCCGGTAAGAGTCAGGGTTCGAATCCCTGTCGGCCCACCATATGAAAACACACTAATTGTCCCACAGAGGCCATTTCTAATATCTGAATAGTGTGTTTCCGTATGGTAGTGTAGCATAATGGTAGTGCAGCACCTTCATACGGTGTCCAGTGAGAGTTCGACTCCCTCCATTACCACCAAATTAAGCCGCGTAACTCAGAGGCAGAGTAATCGCTTGATAAGCGATAAGTCGACATTTCGAAATTGTCCGTGGCTACCAGATATTGGGGTATGGTGTAGTGATAGCACAACAGGCTTTGAACTTGTTGGTCTTGGTTTGATTCCAAGTACCCCTGCCAAACCACGTAGACAAACAGTGATGTTTGTTGTATAATTACTATATACGCGGCGTTCGTAAAATGGTATTACCCGATCCTTCCAAGTTCGCGTCGCGAGTTCGATTCTCGCACGCCGCTCCATTTAACAACTGAAAGATCCAACATGGGAATAGAGAGTGCCGCAACGTTTTTGGTTTGCACAATTTTGCTGGGCTCGGGCGTCACAGTGATAGTGGGTGTGATCTTGTTGATCAACAACCTGTTGCATCGCTACTGGAAAGACCTGCACTGGAATTTGCCCGAGGCCTTGCACGGAATGCCATATCATCGATACCAACAACACAATCTTGATCGCAGTCAAGAACC